AATTAGGTACTTATTATACCACAAGAAGGGGAAGTTGTACACAGCCAGAACATCAATCAATCATCAATTGGAAGTCAGCGTGCCGGGCAGGTTGTACTGGCAGTTGGTCGGCCCACCCTTCAATGGGCTGCACAGCCAGTTGGTCATGCAGCTCAGAGAAAGAATTATGCGAGCGCTTTGTCGATCAGTTTCAATGTCTGTTTGAAGGTATGTTTGTAGTTGCCACCATTCTGTAGCGCATTGATTGTTGATCGCGCACTTTGTAGTGCAACCTTCATTGCCTTGACTTTTGCTACTGGGACGCCCATACTTTCAGTTGGCTTCTTCATACTGACCTCCTCATTATTGGCAACAACAATTTGCTACCATGAGGTATTATACATCAATTATTGATGTTATGTACATAGTGAAACCAAGCGATGCAACCTCTTCTCAACCTATAAAATCCTCAGTCTTCCACTCAAAATCACCGTTTCTGAATGCTTCAGCGATTTCCTTCGTCGAATCAAATGGTACATAATCTAAAAGTTCTGTGTGCGTGAGTCTCCTTTTGCTAACAAATATGACTTGACCTTGAGAGATGAACACATAAACTTTCTTCATAACATCCTCCTATTGGCCACGTTGTTCGGGTTCTTTGTACTCTTTCCCAAACGCTTTATAGATATCTCGCTCAGTACGAGATGCGATCAACTCACCATCTTTGTTCCATAATCCATATTGGTCGAGCTTCCAACCTTTTGCTTTGGCCATCCGTCTGTAGGCAATATTGTATCCAGCAGGACCAGTCAAGAAAAACAACATTGCACCCCAACTCTCTAGCGCTGAATGATAGATGTCGAACTGCATACACTTATATTCGACAATCATCTTCTTGTCTTTTCCAGTAACCTTCTTTGCGTAGAAATTTGTTTCTACACGTTGTGCGACTTCATGAAGCGACGCTGTCGTGACAATGTCAACATCACCTATTGTCGGTTCATTACGTCGTAGTGATCCTGCAATCTCATGTTTGCCTTGCCCTAAGAACTTCTCAATGAACTCTTCTGCTAACTCAATCGCAACAATATATGACCGTCTCATAATATTGTTTGGCCCTTTCTATAAGATGTCTTTGTCTAATCGAACTCTGTGAACTCTTCCTTCTACTAACCGACCCTTCTCAGAAATCTTTCGATACGCAACCTCCAGAATTTTCCCAACCAACCCTTTCCGATGTTTCCATATGTAGTGGCGGTCTTCATCCGTCATGCCGGAAACGTTGGTCGTTTCAGTACTCCATTTGTTCTTTGGCAAAGGGATCACGACTTCAATCGAACCAAGTGTGCCAACATATTTGCCTTTGCCTTCTTTGAACCCAACCATCTTACAGTCGAGTTCATGGATCGGTTTGATCTTCAGCCATAACTTACTGCGCTTGAATTCGTACCCACCTAAAATGTTCTTCAGTATCGACCCGTCACCTCCATCAACGAGATGTTCATGATGAATCTTCTCAAACTCCTCATACGACAACACTTCATCGTTCTTCACTCGCATAATTTGTGGGTAGTCGATCCTTGAAAAGATATCATCTAATCGTTTTCTGCGGTCTCTGAATGGCTCATCCAATCGATTTGGATGCACAAGATCAAATACCCAATACTTCCCATCACTACGTTCTTTTGAAATGTCCTTCTTAAAGGAACGAAACAATGTCATTGTCTGTTCCCAAGTATTTCCAGCCAACTCACCGTCAATGATATACGGCTTAAGTTTTGGGTGCCAATCCAAAACATTCTGAATCTCTTTCACATTATAGAAAAGTTTGTTTTGCTTTGATGCCCACCTATTTTTTATTCTTGCGAACCTGAACCCGTCTATTTTTCTTTCGACTGTGTGCACGGCCCACTGTTTTGTTCGCCACTCTCTTAGGTCTTCTTTTTCGATCCTTCTTGCCTTCATCACCTTGTACGTCATCGCCCTCACCTTCCTTTACTTTCTCACTGTCATTCATATTCCCAACGATCGTGAATTCCTTTTCAAGCTTTGCCTTGTTCCATTTGTGTTTGTACCATGTAAAGTGCCCACCTTTGCCTTCACGACTAAAGAAATTTGCTTTCGGATATTCTTTCCGAACAATTTTCTCCATATCCTCCTTTGTGATTGTTGGATGCACTTCAAATGTCTTGAACACGAGCTCTCTCAATGAATGAAACTTTTTCGTTGTCGATAATCTAGGTATTAGCTTCACTCCCAGTTTCCCTGACATCTTCACCTCCAGATAGTACGTGAGTGAGCATAATTGCCTTGTATAAAATGTCCGTACTCACGGCATTTAATTCTAACTTCTCCTTGCGATCTATTATCTCTGACAAGTGTATCCATGCTTGTATTGCGTGATATCTCAATTCTTCGTCCATCTAATTCTCCTTCCTACTTTGCCCAATCAATTTCAAAATCTTTTGGTGTTTTATGATTGGGTGTTTCTTCTGGTTTTCCTTCTGACTCTTTTGCTTCTTTCTTTGCCTTTGCTTCTTCGTCTCTTGCTTGCTTTGCTTCTTCTCTCCTTCGAAGTTCTGCAAGCCTCTTAAGTTCTTCTTCAATTCTCGCCTTCTCCTTCTTCTCTTCTTCTGCAACACGCGCTTCCTCAATCTTCCGAATCTTCTCTGCTAACTTCTTCACATCGTCTAATGGAACCCATGGCGCGTGAATTCTCATAAGACCAGATCGACTCGGTGAAAGATACAGCATATCTCCTCGACCCAATAAACCCTCTGCGCCTTTTGCATGTACAATGGTTTTTGAATCGACAGATGATGTCACTCTAAATGACATGCGCGCAGGGAAATTGACTTTGATTTTTCCTGACAATACGTCTACTGATGGTCGCTGTGTTGCACAGATCATATGAATCCCAGTCGCTCTTGCGATCTGCGCAATCTCTGCGAATAGGCGACTGAACTCCTTCTTATCTTGGATCATCAAATCGCCGAGTTCATCGACCACCAATATGATTCTTGGCATTGGTGGTAGCTGCCGACCTTTCAATAGCAGATTGAGCTCATGAATGTCACGAACTCGCTCTGCCGTCAGACGATGCAACCGATGACGCATCTCATTGACCAATCGTTCCAGCATATCCTTTGCGTAATGTGGACTCGTCACCATCTCCATCTTCATGTGCGGAATCCCATTGTAATGGATGAGTTCCACACCTTTTGGATCGATCATATAGAATTGTAATTCTTGCGGTGAGCACGTCATGATCAATGAACTGATGAAACAATTCAATGACACTGACTTGCCAGATCCTGTCGATCCAGCAATGAGCAGATGTGGTAAGTCTGCCAAATCATCGACAACTTGAACACCAAATGGATCAGTGCCAAGGTTCAATGGCAATTTCATTCCATCTCGTTTCGCTTCCCTCAATCTGTCTAACGTATCACGAAATAGAATGTTCTTTCTCTCTGATGGTTTATTTGAGATCTCAATGGCCATCAAATTGCGACCAGCAATTCGACGTACCATCACGGCTTCAGCGCTTAACGCTAATGCAAGATCTTCTTGAAGGCTCTGTAACTTCTTGACTCTTGTCGCTTTTCCAGGTTCAAACTCGTACAGCGTAATCACTGGACCTTTCTTTACACCAACAACTTTTCCTGGACAGCCAAAGAACTCTGATCTTTCTTCAATCGCTTCACATGCTTTCTTTTGCTCGTCAGACAATGACGGCGCTTTTGCATGCCCATTCTTTTTCTTTTTCACGATGATATCCTTTCATCAGACGATAATGTTACGAGAATATATGCCGCAATGACCGATCGATTCGAAGTTTACTCTCAACTGCGACTGGACACGGAGCCTCTTCCATAAAGTGCAACTGCAATGGTCGCGCACAACTCTTCTTTGTTGTGACATCCCAAAAATGAGGTTTATTGCATGCTTGACAAATCCTCAGATTACCGTTCATCAGTGATCTCCTTTCTCAACAAACGTTGTTTGTCTCTCCACCGACGCCGATACTCTTGTACCTTCTTTGGGTTTTTCTTCCTCCAATCTTTAAGATAGTTTGGATGCCTTGCTCGATGCCGACGTTCTTGTGCCAAGACCTTATCTCGATTCTTCTTCTTCCATCGTTTGACTGCAGCTCTTCGGACTTCAACATTTTGATACGCCATCATCTCCTCACTTAAAACCAATGACTTTAATGACACGCGTTGGCAACGCCTCTGCGCCACCAGCAATGTTGATCATTTTACCAAGTTGTCGATTATTGAAACACTCAGTACAGAGCACCACATCGCACTTCTGAAACCGAGACTTTGGTGAAAGTCCTGGTCGTTCTTCTACCGTCACATACCGCCACATCCGAAAACGGTTTGAGCGATGACAATACTTTCTGCAATCTTGGTTCATACAATACCGTAAAATACTCTGCACCCTTTTCACCATTCTACTTCCCTCCTTTTGGTCGCTTCACACAGAACTTCTCGTGCTTCCACTTACCTTGTGGCGCACACGGCTTTTTACAGTAACGACACGATGCTGTCTTCCTTCGTATTTGTCGATGCAGATGTGAATGTGGTTGTGGTTGGGCTTCTATTGCTGCAACAGGTTGCGCGTCAATTTGAACTTTTCGTTTTCCACGCTCAAATTGAATCACGACGTGATGGATTCCATGCGTATCAAGACCAAAGCCATTGGCACGCATTTCACGTTCTTCGTCTGCAGTGAATAGACAATGTAGAACTTTCTGAGGCATCACCATCTCCTTTGGTAGATGTAATTGATGTTTTTGCGGAAGCGAAAAATATGGTGGCGACCATTGGTGCATCGCCACCACATCTCAACGTCAAGTGTTGAATTGACGCCTACTTCATTTTGCTTTCAAGCTTTTTGACTCTGTCGCCAATCGTTTTGATTTTTGCTACAAACTTCTCTTCTCTTGCGTGGAGTTTATCGATTTTGCGTTGGATCTTTTTATTGTATTTTACAGCCTTACCAGCGTCAGTGGTCTTCTTGACTTTCTTACTCTTCATCTTCTTGTCTTTCTTCGCTTTCTTGCCTTTCTTTTCTTTCTTACTTTTCTTCATTTTCTTCTTCTCCTTTTTATTGTTGTTGTCGTCATCTTCAGCGCCATCTTCATTGGTGCCATCTTCTTCACCATCTTCTCCGTCTTCTCCTTCTCCATCTTCCTCTTCCCCGTCTCCCTCTTCTCCGTCTTCCTCTTCTCCATCAAGATCTTCATCAATGTCTTGATCTTCGTCTCGATCGAGATCCTCATCGAGATCCTCTTCCTTCTCCTTCTTTTTCTTCTCAGCTTTCTTCGCTGGCTTTTTCTTTTTCTTCTTCTCTTCTTTCTCTTCCTCCAATTCCTTCATCTTCTCCTCCTTTTTGTCCATAAATGTGATGCCTTTCTTTCTCTCGTTAAACGTCCATAAAATGATCGGTCCTCCTGACCGCATCAACTCTTTTGTGCCTCGCCTTTGTCGCTGACGAATTTCCTTAGACAAGGTCTTTGCCGACATCGCTGTTCGGTATTTGATCTCGTCATCATCATTAAGAAACTCTCCATCAGAGTACAGCTCATCCTCATGTTCAGGACCTTTTGCTGTCACTGCCACTTTCAACTTCTCCAAAAACTCCTGATCTCTAAGAATGCTCTTCTCAATGTCGGAGAGTTCTTTCATTGTTGATCACCTATCGTTTGACGTTTTTTGAACCAACAATAATGATGTTTGCTGAGACCTGACATTTGACGCCACTTATCACCACCTTTCCCGTGACGTTCCAACCTACACTTCCAGATGAATACTCCTTCTTGTCACCAACAACTGATTGTCCATCGATCATCAATGTAATTGATTGCGGCGCGTCATCAAGCATTTTCTCTGTAACGACTGGCTTCGACTTCTCCTTCTTCTTTTTGCCTTCCTCCTTCTCCTTCTCTTTCTTTGCCATTTAAACTTCCTCCTTATATAATTGTTAGGGTATACCTAGGGGCAGCAATACTATTAGTGCTGCGATTATCAATATTATATCATACGTCAAAAATTGATGTACATAGTGATCTCAAGCGGTTTCCCAAACTTAAACAAAACTGTTAACTATTCAAATCACTAACTACTCTCCATTTCAACGGCTTCTTACCAACACCATTAGTCCTGTTATATAACTTCTTTCCTTTTTCCACATACCACCGTATAAGTTTTGCTTCTTCTACATTAGCCTTTTCTTTCGTCTTACACCTCTTAGCAATTATCATCTTATGCTTAATGCAGAAAATTTTAAGTGATCTATGCCTAGTTTTTGGCCGTACTGCTTGTCCTATGTAACAAAAACCATTTGGAAATTTAATTACGTATATGTAATGCATTTCAGGTCCGTATTACTGACTTACTCTTCTTCACTCAACCGTTCGAAGGCACCTTCAGTAATATCATTCACGAACAGCGCAATCTTACTATTGGAATAGACGATATAGCATGCTCGCAATGGATCTTTCGAAATTCTTTTATATTCATTTGCAAGATAGACAAATTCAGCTTGCACTGGTTGCAACCATTTCGTCAGTCTCACCATTGATTTGATATTTGCAATATCCTTCAAATGGTACACATCGGCAGTTGGTAATCGCATATAAGGTTTCATCGATGCTTCCTCGATTCGCGTACTCTGTTTCGTAACCATCGTGTAAAATGTGCAGTCTTCACATATCGTGGTGATGAACCACCACCCTCTTTCTTAATGACACATCGAAATTTAATCAACTTTGAAATGATCTCTGTTGAAATTGGCGTGGAGACATTCAGATGCTCTAACAAATCACGCGACTGAATGTAGGTATTATTCAACAGATACGTGTACGCATCATCTTGACTATGATATGCATTGAAGTACGCCACTAATGCATCGATGTTTTCTTTCTGCAACGATGGATTCAATTCTTTCTGCTGCCATGAATGGTCGTAATACCCATGCACATCTGCACGATATAATCCTCTTAAAAACGTTGAAGCACATTGCACATGCAACCGTTTCACCTTCAATTGACTACCATCTTTCGATGCACTATATAATCGTGATGCATATGCAATCGCAATCTTTGCAATCTTAAATCTGACATTCTCTCCTTGAATGAGTGGAATCCCAATGTCATAGAACTTTCCTAATCGATTGGCCACTTTGAAGATCTCATTCACGGCTTCTTCTGTAAAAATAATCTGATCGCTTGATCGGCTCCATGTCCACATGATCAATTCACGTTCAGCATATTGTGGATGGAGAAACGCCGTCAACTTGTGCTTCTTATTTATTTTCTCAATTGGGACTTCTTCATGCGACACTACACACGCATAATCAAATCGTGCGATGTCTTCAGGTGCATGAACAAGATCGCGTAACGCATGTACGCCAAACGTATAGTTCGACATCGCCTTACTTGGCGGATTGGTCAGAAACAATAATCGCGTCCTTGCATTCGTAATCTGCTGTACAATCTTCGTGACTTCAGCGACACCTTCACTTCGTATCCTTGATAACCTTGTCCAATCAGTACCAGTTAACTCTGACGCTTCGTCAACAATCACTAATCCACGGTCATTGAGTGGGATTCTTCCCCATGATATCAGCCAATGATTACCAATTTGTTGCGCGCCACCAACTAATCCAGCAAACGTACAATTCTCTGCGCCAACAACTTCACCAATCCCATAATACTTTGATAGTCCTTCAGCAACGTGGCCTTTGCCACATCGAGTATCGCCAATAACAATCGCATCCATACGAGCTGGTTGGCATCTTCCACCAGGTAATGAAAATTCAAGCGCGCTATGAAACGCTAGATCAATGGCCATATGCAACGCGAAACGATCATAGATTTTTGTAACGTTCCGTGCGTATGACTCATACAATCGTCCCAAATACTCGTACACGTCATCAACGTCCTTCGCGTTCACACGAAATTCTTCTAGATCTGACTTAACTTTGCCTGTAATTTCAAATGATTCAATATCAGACTTTGACTTCTCAGCCCTTAAAAAGACATACGTCGTGACTTGGTTTCTTGGATCAACCGTCGCATATCCACTCAAATAATACGTATGGTTGGCATCAATATCATGCCCAACAAAATATGACGTCTGTGCAGACATCCATTTGGTTCTGTCTTCACCTGTTGGCTGAGAGATAAATATTCGTAACACGTTCTGCGTTTCTTTGACATCCACAGTCGGCTTCTTACATGACAACTTAAACACTGCCTTCACAACTGATGGCAACCTCGTTGATGGTGAATCAAGGAACATCAGAAACAACTCGTTCTTTGCAATCACCTCAAGGTCTTTTCCACCACGCAATTTACATTGATCATCACCACAACCTAAACATTTGGCATGAATAAGTTTTGGGATTTTATATGGTGTCGCGCTTTTGCCAGACACAATCACACGAACTCGTATGGGTGAATTGTGAAACTTTGATTTCGCAATATCCCCCAAATTGTTTAACATGGGACCTTTCAATATAATGAGGACCGGGATGTAAAATCCCGGCCCCCATAATCACTGATAGGAAAAGGAAAAACTACCGACGGCTCTTCTTCTTTTTCTTCTTATCCTTCTTTGACTTCTTCTTTTTCTTTGGCTCGTCGTCCTCCTCTTCCTCCTCTTCTTCCTCTTCTTCTTCCTCCTCTTCGCTTTCCTCTTCTTCCTCTTCCTCTTCTTCAGAACCTTCTTCCTCCTCCTCCTCTTCCTCTTCTTCCTCTTCTCCTTCGCCGTCCTCGTCCTTCTTCACGATTTCATTGTCACCAACTGCGACGATAGAGCTGTTCTGGAAATCACCCTTTGTCGTGAGCTTAATGGTCACTGTATCCTCAAACTCCTCAACAAAGCTTTCCACTGCTTCAGGAAGATCTTCCATATCCTCTGGCAATTCCAAACCGAGGACCTCTGCGTATCCTTTAAAATACGACATGTTATCCTCAGTCTCAATTCCACTAAACTTCAGGAACGTCTTGCCTTTCTTCTCCTTCGGCTTCTTGACTTTGAACTCTGTCACAACCTGCAATCGGTTGCTTTTGCTCTTTGCAACCTTCATCCCGGTTAGATTACAGACGTACTCGCCATCCGGAAGCCGCGATCCTCCACCGCCGCCTTGCTTGGCTTCGGTCTTTGCCCACATCTTCGACAACTTCTTCAAATCTTTCGCCACATCACTAGCCATCTGGAACCTCCAACAATTAAGTTAAATGAATAGCACACTGTCCCATTACTACCCTCACCTCATACTGCCACTTGATCTACACGACACACCTCCTTTCATTTCGTCTTCCTCCCACTATAGTAATCTGCAATTAAATTGTACGTCTTCTTTGGATCTGCAAAGCATCGAATCTTATTCGGCAAATAACCATCACGATCACCAGCTTCTAAAAACTCTGATGGCTCAAATGACATCATGCGTTGTTGAATGAACTTGACCTTGCCTGTTTCCTCATCTTTCTTCTTGATCGATTCAAAATCAATGTATCCAATGACCGATACAAGTGGAATGATAATCTTTCTTGCACGTTCAGGCAATGACGTTACTGTCTTCGTCACTGGCCCATTCATTGTATTGACTTCTTTAATTTGCATATGCGAAATAAAGATACAGCCATATCCAGAACCGATCATCTTATTGATCTCTTTGCCAAACGCTTTGTCGATCATCCCAACACCTTTGCCATACCCAGCTTCTGATGGGTGTTCGATCTTTAATTTTTGGCATACGTACGTCTCACAATTCATATACATGGCGTCCACAAAATCAAAGACCACGGTCTTGCAATCAATCGTCTTCTTGTTCTCGATCAAATAATCGATTGCTGCCATAAGCTTCTTATGTGTATTGACAAGAATGTATGGCGCCTTGATACGAGCAATTTCCTTTTTCGATGTGATCAGATACACGATGTTTGGCCATCCAGATGCAAACGTGGTCTTGCCCATCTTCGGTGGACCAAACACCATCCATGCTGATTCATGCAACTGTACTGTTCCTTTCGACTGCTTAATCTCGACTTGTTCTGTCATTGCGCCTCCTTTAAAATCTTATCAGCCATCTTCCGCATAAACTTATGCGACGGTGTTTGGTCGTACAAACAACCTTTCTCATATTTCCCATTGACCCATTTCACATAACATCCATCTGCTAAATCAATGGACCAATCTTTTCTCGTCCAATACTCACTCAATGCGGAATTTGTTTCTGCACCACATCGACAATTTACGGCAGGCATTCTGCCTCCTAATCAACGACGTTTTCAACCTCTTCAGAAATTTCTTTCTCGTCACTCACATGATATTTCTTTCGAATGGTCAACAACTTCATCTCTTCTTTCTCATTGCCATGACATAACCCGTAATACGCACAACGATCCCAATCACTAATGCAACGACTAAAGTCCTGGTAATAATCGTCTTTGTCTTTGCATGCGAGCATCTGCTGTGAGACTTTATCGACTGTGTTCATCACAGCTGCACCAGAAATGAAAGAACCTTTCGTACGTTCAAGATGAAACTTCATGCCACCTTCACCTGATGAATACCATTCTTGCAAACGTACAAGAAACTCTCGTCGTGATTCATTCTTCTTCTGTCGAATGCTTGGCTTCCGAATGATCTGATACAAAATACCATGCAGCTTATCCCATTTCATTTTCTTTGCTAATCGATTGTACACCTCAAAGTACAGTCCCGATTGTGGGTCCGTCTTGATCGAATTCACCCGCTCCATATCCAACGACTTCAGATTCTTTAATTCCCATACCCAATCAACATTCCGATTCTCAAGCACGTTATCGACCTTACCAACGACAACCACCTTCTTGTTGAGTTCGTATTGTAAGACCCGTTCAGTGGCCACATGTTTGGTCGCTTTCAAAAACTGTGAGTATTGCAATCGAAATGCATCTAACATGCCAACAACAGAGAACTCTTGTGCGGCCAAATCTTCCTCTTGTACTGGTGATAACAAGAATTCTTTTCTCGCTGTCTGTGCCTCTTCCTTGTATTTCTGCTTAATCATTGCCAATGCTTTGTCAGGCTTCAGCAACAATGTTTGAATGCCATGATGCATGATACGACCAACAATGAACGGCAACTTAAAGATCCGTTTCTCCAATCGTCGAATGTGCTTCCAATAATAAAACCGTGGACACTTTCGAAACGAGTTCATACTCGAATACGAAATGAACAATTGCTTTCCCATTCACCCTCCTTATCCCTTCATCTTCATAAACTCTTTCTTCAATCCTTCAACGAGGTTTCCTTTCTTTCTAAAACAATCGTAGACTTGTTGCTCAACTGGAGTCTCAGTAACGAAATCAATGTACGTGATAGATGAATGGATCTCAGAACCTTTTCGTCTGACTCGTGCTTCACTATTTGCACGCAAATCATACGACCAGATATTGGAGTAGTATAATGCATATCGCGCAGCAGTGAGCGTAACGGATTCTGCAGCCTTCTTTTGCGTAGCCAACAAAATTGTATATCTCTTGTCATGTTGAAATAGTTTCACGGAGCGATCTGGATCCTCCGTCTCTCCAGTCAATGTCAAGACACCATACTTTAATCGTGTGAGATACTTAAACATTTTCTTGATCGCGAATCGATGTGACGCCCATATCACGATCTTGTTATGGTACGCATCCATCTCTTCCAACGTCTCGATCAACGCTTCATCTTTGTTGGTTGGAATGACGGCAATGTTCCCATCTTTGTCACGTACATAGCCATCGCAAATCTCTAACGATTTCGTGATCAATGCAAAGATATATTGCGTATCGATCTTGACTTTGCCAAGCTCTAAACGAAATGTTGATCGAAACTCTTCCAAGAGTTCCTTCTGTTTTGATGTCAATGGAATATCAAGCTTCTTATAAATCTTTGGTGGCAACTTCAACGATTGATTTGTGCGATGGATACAGAATGACGAGATTTTCCGAATAAGATCTTGTACACGCTTTCGTTTTGGTAACTTCTTCGTTCCCATCCGCACAAAGTACGAATTGAGGAATGCGTAGTACGATGAACCCAACAACCCATCATCATTGAGGAACTTGATTTGTGCGTACAGATTCGTCAAGTTCTCTGTCACTGGAAAGCCAGTCATGATGTAGCGGCGTTTAATCCGTTTCCCAATGTCCCAGATAATTGCTGTTCGTTTGGTATGTGGCGATTTGATTTTTGTCGACTCATCCAAGAACACTGCATCCCATGGACATTTGATCAAATCACGATAGATATTTTTCACACCATCATAATTGACCAAACACAATGTTGGCCGAACCGTCGCACGATGATATGGGCCTTTCGCAATGACAGATGACTTCATGGCATGATGTAGAATCCTGGCCTTCTTGCGACGAGATCCAACCAATGTGGCCCACTGAAAATTACTATGCTGGCGAATTTCAGATGGCCATGTCGATTGTACGCTCAACTTCGTTGATATGACCAAGATTCTTGCCAATCGCAACTTCTCAATGATCATGAGCGCTGCAAGAGTTTTCCCAGTGCCATACTCTGAAAAAATTCCTGCATATGGTCGTTCAGCGGCAAAGTCACTGATCTGAACCTGCAAATCCATCGGCTTTGTACGAATCATGTTATTTCCTAATGCACATTTCAGAATCAATTGGATCGCGATCAACAAGCCTTCGTGCAATGATCCTCTTCCAAATTTCTCTCACATCTTCACGAGTATATTCTGGAAACGCTTTTGTTAACCACTCTTCACTAACCAAAAACCTATTACTTTCGTTTGCTCGACCTCGATACTCTTCAATTATAAACTCGACTTCTTCCTCAAATTGCTTCAATCGTCGGTACTTCAACCATTTGCCAACACCAATCCCAATCGCAATTGTTGCCACCAAAAATATGAATACAGCCATCAATATCTCTAACATCTTATTTCTCCATAAATTCGTCGAACTCTTGCCGACGGTTAAGTAATGACATGATCAATCGATCCTTTTCAAGCTCATTTAACCCTGAAATATAGACTTCCAATACGGCAATGTCTAACGTTGGATTTCCAATATCAACACTCTCACCATGAACGCGAATATAAATACCAGTTTCCATTGCCTTCCTCTCAGTTAAACTCTTCCATGGATACGCCAATGCCCAATGCCAATTGCATCACACACGTTATGATCCATATCCTTCCACTCTTCCTTCGTAAAGCTCTTGCCTTTCCCAACGTAATCACGTTCAATGCGATTCTTCATAATGTCTTTCGATAATTGTCCTTTCCATCCACGTGGTAAGACAAACGTGAACTTATCCACATCATTACGCATCGCATAAAACAACCCACACATGAATGAAAGCTTTGTAATTGAACCGCTCTCACGTGCTGCAAACCCAGCCACTGCCCAATGATCAGGTAACTCACATGCAACATCAGTCACCTTACATTTCTTTCGAATGGCATTGACCTTATTGAAAATGGAAAATGCCTTGTCATAAAACTCACCGTCACGAATGGTGATCTTATCGGGATGTATGAGAATCGCATCTTCCAATTTCTTGGTCTTCTTATCGAACACGGCTATGCCACAGTTATTAATCGATGGATCGATTGCCAACAGATAGCTCATCGCAGTAATTCCTTTACGATCAATTGCGATCGTTTCAATCGTCGTGCATGTAACGTCAAGATCGCAGACAATTCAAGTTCTGGTGAGACCCAACCTTCTGGCTTGACAATATCATACGATGATCCACGCTTTGATTCTGATGCATGTTCAACTCGGCGCTTTGTCAAGTTCGCTGCATGCACAACATCCCATCCATCTTGCCATGGAAACTGACACACATACGCCGTACCCATTGCCACGTAGACAAGATCAATTAATGCATCAAACGCCTTGACATGATCATTCAACTCAACTGCCTCAACAAACTCGTTAAGCTCTTCTCGCATAAACCCAAGACGAAAGTCCAACAGTCCTTCTTCAAGCTCAATCGATGGCGCTACACTTTGTGGCACCTTGAACTTATTATGAAAGGCCACGATATCATCCCACATTTTATCCATTCATCCTCCATTTACCAAATAACCATCTTGCCATCCGTATAGTGTGACCACGTTAATCCACAGACATTACATGAAATGTCTAACGATGCCTTCGCAAAAAACACGTCGATATCACATGACTGACACTTCGGACATTTGCTTTCATTGATCAACTTTGCCTCCTCATCAGTGACTCGTCGCATACACCTTCCTCCGCTGATATTGATCCTTGACCTTCTCCCACTCTTGAACTGCGCCCCAATTTTCCCTTGACGCTTTCACATCCACCTCTAATGGAATTGATAGCGTTACATGATCTTCCATCGCGTCCTTAATTTCTTTCACGATCAATGGCACTGGCTCTTTCTCACTAACTTCAAAGAGCAACTCATCGTGCACATTCATCGACATGTTTACATCCATGCCTTTTTTCGTAATCATCCGATCACATCTGATCATCGCTGTTTTGACCACATACGCCTCTGTACCTTGAATGAGAACGTTTGGTCCTTTATATGCAAGCTCTTGTGGCACCTTATACTCACGATGAAAATCCATGAGTGGCGACTCAAACTTCAACTCCAACTTCCCTTCATTGTACAAGCGTGATGTACATTCCTTATTGAACTCTTTCACTGGTACAATCGAATAGTATTTATCAAGAATGGCGCGTGCATCCAACTGCGACATCGACTTCTTTGCTTTACTATTTTGTAGCGATCGAATCAACTTTGTCAAACCCATGCCAAAGACAATACCAAACTGAATGTTCTTCGTATCCTTCCTTAATTCTTTCTCAACTTGCCCAAACAACAACTGACATGCGGCATCATGAGGATCCCAGCCATCTTTTACTTTCTTGATAAGCTCTTTGGCTTTTGCGTAGTGGAAGAAGATCCGCATTTGCAAGGCTTTGTAGTCGACTGCAAGGAAGACATAACCTCGACGAGGTATAAACGCCTGTCGTGCAATTTTTGGCGCATGTGCTGTTCGAGACTCATCAGGCCTTGGTATAGTTTGAATAAGCTCTGCAGAAGTACGTCCCGTCCTCGCTCCCGAACTGAACAAGAAAAACACTGCCATCCAATTTTCTTTTGTCGTATAGCGTTTCCATAGCGGATCAAAGTACGTGCCTTTCTGCTTCTTCAAAAATCGCCACAACAACAGTCGATTCACAATTGGATACCGATCGTACTGTGCAATGAACTTACTTTCTGTTGAAATATTGCCACGTTCATTGGTCGGCAATGGGATATTCATCTTATAAAAGATCTTGCCCATTGCTTGTGGACTCAACTTCGGTGGCATCGCGATGCTTTCCTTCTTGAGGATCGCTTCGATCTCGCCTTCCACCTTCACAAGCTCTTCCGCATAAATCTTCGATTGCTTCCGACAAAACTTCCGATCAACCATCATGCCAGTTTCTTGCATCTTCAGAATGATTGTCGCGACTTTCTTTTCCATCTGATAGATGCGATCAAACTTCTTGATCGGCTCACGAAACATGTACCACAACTTCTCAGTGAAAATGGCATCTTCCGTTGCATATGGCTTCATCACAAACTTTGGAATTTGTGAGTAGTCAAACTCAATGCCTTTTTTCTGGGCTTTCTTTTTGTAAATGCGCTTGTATCGTGTCAGCTTCTTCGCGCCTTGTGTTTCAGCACCAAGATAATGTCGCGCCATTGCCTTCAATCCTTTACGACGAGCAAAGTTCTCGTCAATTAAGGTGCCAGCAATGAGTGGATCTTCCCACGGTCCACGACAACGAATGCCGAGTGCTTTCACAATATGCGCATCAACAGTATACGGAAATGCAATTTTGGTAATGGTAGGATCTTCTAGTGGGTCTCGTAGTTTTTCAACCTCTCGTTCTTTGTGGCAGTTGTAGAGATTTGCGTTCAATGCCCAATCACATGTTGTGGCAATGAACGGTTTCTTAAAACGATCAAATTCACAGTCAAACGCAACACATTTGTCTGGGTCTATTTCTGCTTGTGAGGGCATATTCTTCCCCATGCAGTTGCAATATTACAATTCATACACAATACCCTAATTCCTTTTCTTGGAAACCCATTATTTATTAGCCACTTATAAAACCTATGGCCTTTACCAGATACCTTACGATGAAATTTTCTTACAATTTTTGATGTATGATCAATAGTTAAAAATTCAATTGTTAATTCTCCGCAACACTTACACTTACCTCCGTAGTTCTTAATAACGATAGACTTAATTGCCATCGAAAATCTTCTATCCCAAATCTTTTTTCCATATTTATTGATAAAATCTTTACGATTATACTCGCCCCATATTTCCTTCATCCTTTCAGAAAACTTCATACTACCACAACGATCACGATCGCTGTCAGTCATGGTAAAGATCATCCATCTTTTCAACGATTTCTTCAAATTCAGATGGCGTAATAACGTCAGGATTTACTGTCTCTTCTTCTACTAACAGTCTCTCAATCACTGCGCATTTCTTCAACTCACTTCGTATTTCGTCCTTCATATCTTTCGTTTTTTCCATGTCCATGTCAACTTGTGTGATACCGATCCGATATCCCCAATTGCTCACACTCGACTTTCGCAAATACTCCGAACGCCGAAAATCTTCGTACGGCATAATGTAATAAATGTCACGCACACCAATCTGTAAGAGCAACTTGAAACACTCACAACATGGTTGATGCGTCGAATAACATTCGATAAAGCCATTGTCATGCGAACCACGAACCATGCATTTTAATATCGCATTGACTTCTGCATGTACAGTGCGAATGCATGTCTCACCATTTTCACCACGATACTCTGCTGGCACATTAATATGATCAGCTTCATTACAATGCTCATCACCATGAATACTGCCAACATAGCCAATGCCAACGATCATTTTCTTATGGACAAGCACACAGCCAACATTCGCCTTACATGTTGACGCCTTCGCAACTTCACGCGCAACCCGTAACCAATAGTGCGGTGTAATGAGTTTATTCATACTGACTCCTAAAATACGTGTTCATTGCCAAGACAATAGCTTCTGCTTGTTCTTTGTTGGGTGGATAGACAGCGCGATCAGTTTCGACAACATTGTAATCTTTGCAATCCACAATCCCATCGACATACTCAATACCATCCCAACCTTTCCCATACTGCACTTTCCATGGCAACCGTAACGGATTGTCCATTACTTTTCCTCATTTGCCTTCAGCACCAAGATGCGTACAATAACCAAGAATGACAAAGCCAACACAGATAAGCCCAAAACCTGGCGATACTAACCAACTGCCAATCATGATACAGATAACTCCAAAGGCAGCGATTAACTCACGTGCATCCATCATAACATTGTTTTCGCCTCCTCTATTTCGGAAATGTTTACCACATACCTCTTACCAATTTGAAAGTCGGCTACAGTGCATGCTATCGTTACATCCTGACTACTGTCGGTGCCTTCAACTCCAAGCGTCACAGTAATTTCACCAAATAAACCGTATGGAACAATACGTTTGCATACTGTTTGCGCGATATAAACATTTCTCATATGGCATACTCCATGACAATTTCATTGATGCCATCCACCACATAATCCCATTTCGGTGTTAGCTTCAAAATATAATCTTTCTGCTCCTCTGCCAATGCCTTGAGTTTTCTCGGTGACATGCGTTCAATAGTTTCAACTGGCGTATAGAGATTACCTGCTGGTTCTCCCCATTCAATTGGATCTGAATAAATCACGTTCTCACAGAGTATCGCATGACAATATCGCGCTCTCCACCACCCACTGCCTGATGCTTTGTACTTTGGCATGAGCATTCCATACGATGCCGCATATTTCTCAATAAGCTCAGTTTCTGGAATGAACGTCTTTTTATTGAAGGCGAGCACCGGCCATGTAAGCTGCAGTTTGTCATGCCACTTTGAGTAGTCTGCCAGTGCGCCATACACCCACTGTTTCTTTTTCCTTGTTGGGATTTCGATTTGCTTCTTCCATTGCTTTAAATAGAAACTGGTTGGATTGAACTCGTGACATCCTGTAAATGGCGTCCCATCAAAAATAATTCCACGATCACCCCATGCAAAGAACGGTGCCAAGACATTATCACCAAACCGAAACATCTTCTTGCGGCATTCCTCCAACTTCTCTACGTACTTGTTCTCAATAAGCTCACGACTTACATGCTTCCCAGTATTATTGCGCACCACAAACTCTCGAAGTAGATCACCATCTCTTAACAATCTTATCGTTGCGTTGGCCTTCCAATCATTCACATAATACAACACATTGTCATATTGCGTCGCCAACAATGTTTCATATAATGCCGTACAACTGAACTCACTCATTGTGCCAAGCCCAATAATCAGCAGATCATACTTTTTATCAAGCTTCTTCTCATTGAATTCCAACCGCCGCCAATCGACTGTATGCTTCGCACCTTGCAATGCATGATACAACGCATTGATCGATGTGTTGTACGTTCGTTTCTTCATTCTGTTCTGCTGCATGTTTGTCATGCCCGTCAACAATATTCTCATTGATCTACCCTCTCATCATTCCTCATCTTCGCTATAGCTAATGATTCTGACTTTTTCATGACCAATATCCTCAACATCACAGACACTCACACGTGTATCGCCAAATCCAACTAACATCCAATCAAGTTCTTGTGACTCATCCAAATGTTGATCAAGCTGCGTGACAGCTTTCTTGACATCTCCCCATGTATGAATCACCAAATCCTTTAATATCACTTCCCCTTTAAAAGCTTTTTGAGGTCTTCTTTCTGCCATTGTGTCTCCATTGAAAAGTCAGTGATCTGCCCTGATTTTAACCCTCTCAATATCGCATTCTCATTGAGCCACAATGATAAAAACACCATGTTCCCAATCATCCGTCGACAGAGATCCCTCTTTCGAAAGATCGCGACCATGTCCAAATATTTCTCCCTCCTCTTAAACTTGACCATCACAAGACATGGATTATGTTCGCCAAAGTTATCACCAATCAATGTTGGATCCCACAAACAGATCAGCTTATTTGGTCGTCGTTGGTGCTCATCGAACTGATCATAGCCAAAATACTTCATGGCACGGTTCGCATAGGCAAAGTCACGTGTCTTACCACGATTTCCATGCTTCCGCAATTTTGGTTGCGTGTATGATCGTTGCGTATCATCATAATGCCATGGAAATGCCTTCTTAAAACCCGCGACCAAGTCAAGCCCAATTTCATCCGTCTCATATTGCACGACCAGCTCTTCACCTTGGTGTACATTTTCCACCGCATGGCAGAAATGCTCAACCGACTTGAGTTCTTTGTGCTTCCATACTTCCATCTGTTACCTCACCAGTTTATTGCGATGGTTCAAGAATTTCTCATGTAGTATCTTAACATTTGCCATCGACATGTCGTCCAGCAAAAGAATATGCCCAAGTTCTTCGATCGACAGATTTTCCTTAAACATATCCTTTGCGCGTTGAATGGCTTCTGTTAAACCAATCCGTATGCGAAGATCGTATCCATGCGGTTCAATGAAAGAATACGGTTGTCCATGCGGTTCGATTGTCCATTGCGCAATTGTCTCTTTATCGGCGGCATATACATGCAATGATCCAACGGTATAGAAAATGAAGGTTGGAACGATGTGATCGATACGACCGAAATTGAGTTCGTTTGCGACCATGATCAATAATGCTTGCCAATGAATACTATCAATCGAAAAGCCTGTCGCAAAATCAGACGAACGCGATACCATGTGCATGTTTAAAATTGGTGGGCGACACATGAATTGAAGAAACACATTACACGGAATATGCGTACGCGTCAATGACGACCCATCATCCTCGTTATAAATTGACGCACACGCTTGTCGTGTAAAAATATCCTTCTTTAATTTCTCAACGAGTGGTAATAATTGATTACGCAGCCTCAGCCCGTATGACCCACTCATCGTCACACCATCATCATCTGCATAATGTGAGATTGCCTTATTGTACGATGCAATGCTTGCCACATCATTCCTCCCAGAAAGTATGTAGCAGAGTTCTGCGAGTACAAAACGAATTGGTGTGACGCGATGTCGCGTATGCGAAAAGACTGTGACACTCGATCTACTCACCTCGATCGTCGCAGTATGTGCCTCACATTCTTTCCACATCTGCATTCCACGACATGAAAATGTGACGTCTGGTGACTCCATCAACGTATCAAACGTCTTTAAATATAACGCTGCGAAATTCAACGACATGCATCCACCACCTTTCTGAAATCAGTAATAAAATTATCACCAGTGCCTGTTCGTAAGTAATACGCGGGATGATACATCATCTTGTGCTCGATCCGAAGTTTTGCCAACTCAGCTGCCGCGACCTTTCCCAATGCAATGACCCCAGCTTCTGGATTCTTTTTTACCACACCTTCAAGCTCTGCCTTGAGTTGTCGCGTACATGTCAACGCTTGCACATCGCCATACTCATGCACCTTATTATCTTTCGGACAACATTTTACGACGTTCGTCATGTAATAGCGCGTTGGAAAAATCCCACAACTATCCAAGGCTTCTTGTAGCAAATTTCCAGACATATCCCCAAAGAACGGAATACCAAGCTTCCCACAGCCTTTATGTCCAGGTGCTTCACCAACGAAAATGAAATCCACGTTTCGAATGGCGCCACACGCAGACGTTGGTACTCCATAGTCTTGTCCATACTCACTATGCTTCCGATGATCACGCCCAATCATACACGTTTTATTGTCGAACGCATTGCACTCATACGGCCGTCTCACAAACCCGACTTCCGGTTTCCATAACATGCTCTTCGCATTAAAAAATGTTTGTGAGTAATCCTCTGCCATGTCATACCGATACCGTTTCAACTTCAACCACGCCTGCACGCGACGCGTGATATAATTGTTCCGATCATTGAACGTTTCATAATTCACACAATTCACAAACAACGTATTCTTTAAGCGAAGATTCGTGGCGACATTCACAAATGCTCGTGCAACGTTCATCGCTTCCGTTTGCTTCTTATAGATCATGTCTTCATCACGTTTTGGCTTGATCTTCAACCGTTGAAAGATCTCACCATCAGTATACAACACCACGAAAAAGATTTGTCGTGCGCGTTTACGTAACTCATAGGATAATTCAACATGATATTCCGTGTGATTGTAACGACCAGTCCGATACATTGGCCCGTAGACTTCTTCACCGATCACCGATCGATCCCAAATCTCAATGTCACGCCCATCGTCAATACCATACACTTCCGCCTTCAGCGTGCGCAATTGCTCCTTCAATGCCAACCGACCTTTACTTTCCGGCGGCCCAAAATGACGCACGATCACTGGTGATGTAATCTGTTCGTGGAGATGATCTGCAAGGTAGGATTTACCGATGTTGTCTGGACCTTCGAGGATGATCACCCGTTTCATGCTGGCTCCCTCAATACAACGAACTAAAGAAGTTTGACGATCCTATTATATCATGCTTTTGGACACAAATCGTCAATAAATGATCAATTTTTTATTGATGATTTACAGGTGTTACTTACGCACGGTTTGAACGATCGTGGCAAGTTCATCTGGCGAGACTGCATGCATAGACACAAGCTCACGTGCAATATACCATAATGCTTTCTTGAGATCCTCCTTTGGCGACGCCTTATGTCGGTGTCTCCCAATGTATTTCACGGCATTGCCATCGTTAAATCCCAACTGCCAATCCTCAATGACATCAATGACCTCGAACTTCCCAGTATTATAATGCTGCGGATGTTTCACAGCTTCTTTCGGTTGTATGATTCTTGCTTCTTGCGACTTCGCCCAATCAATCTTCTCATCTAATGGATTTGCCATTGTCCTTGCCTCTCCTTTCATTGATACTTTCCCACTACCGTCACAATATATACACGCTTTAGGCAGTTTATAGCCAACACGCTGTATCCCATGACCATTACAGTTTATACATACCTTTTGGCCCATGTCAAACTCCTTACATACAATACTTTGTTGGGAGCAACGGACCATAGAATTTACCACGACACTCTGACACCGACATTTCATGCCCAAAGAACTTCTTCACTCGCTGACAATGGCCAGTCACGAACACTGGTTCCCATCGACCTCCTGGTAACTGATACCAATAGAGTCCATCGAGATTTGGACGACTTCTCTTTTCACCGTCTGGAATTGGAACACCGATCAACTCTTCCATTGTCTATACACTCTCCTTTCGATTACACTTTCTTATATTTTGGCTGCCAATATCCATTGACAAGGTCAAAGTCGCCAAAGAATAATGGCTCTGCTTGAATCATTGCCTCTAACATTAACGATGCCACTAACAGGATTTCCTCTTCCGCGGCTGGCGCACATCGCATTGTAAAGATATGCCGTAATGCGCGAATGTTCCCTGTCCAGATACCTCCCGTTGCCACGCCCATTGGCACGATCCGACGAAACATCGACGTCAAATGTTTCTTCTCTTTGAATGACGATGTCGGTGCCAATTCATCTGCCCATAATTCTTCCAGCAACTTATACGATTGCTCAACCTTTCCAATGACGTCCTTGAACACCTCCCATGTAATGCGCTTCCGTTCTTTCACTGGCTCAGTATCTGTCTCATTCTCGCGTAATGATGTTGGCCGCCAAAATGGGATGTCCGTAAAGCGAATGAAGCGCATACTGCCTTCACTAATGGCCATGCCAGCTCGATGCCGATTCATTTCACCGGTAAACACACGCGACACGCCTTCAATTGCAAACGTATAGTTGGCATGCTCAAGCACAGAGCCATGTCCAACTTTCAAAATGTTATCAATGAACTCAGCCATGTCTTTTCGAACACGTTCAATGTTCGGATTCAGTCCTGGCTGAAATGACATGTAACAACGTTTCCCAGCCAACTGCACCAACAATTCTCCTGGTGTTGCAAATTCTTCAATTTCAAATTGATCAGCGCCAATCGCATTCAACCATTTCCTTGTCGCACCACGCCAAACTTGTGGTTTACTTATCAAAAATACCTCTGGCTCAACTTCCCTCATGACACCTCCTACACATTGATCATGATCTTATCAATATCACCTTCTTGCTCTAATTGCCGTTGCTCGTCTTCGTAATTCACAAGCAACAACAATGTCACCAAAAACAAAAAGACAACGAATCCGCAAAATAGTGCAGTTTGTATAAACCATTTTGCTGACATCATTCATCTCCTTCCGGTAACGCGTCAAATTCTTCAGTTTCAATAACATCACATGACATCGCCATGGCCTTTATGCACATGTCCTCTAAAATTCGCGAGATTGACATATGAAACTCACATATATCATTCGCGTCTTTCACTGTCAACATATTAAAGCCTTGTACGCCAAACTGATTGTACGATGGAACTGATCCTAATGAAAACCCAATCTCACTTACATACTCTATTTCCTCTTGCAAAATCTGCTTTCTTTTTGAAATGCGTTTAGCCAATTTTTGCCACCTTGTTATCTTGAGCTCGTTGCTTAATCTCAATCCATCGTGGCGTCAACTCATATTTCTCTGCGACCCATAACAATGCCATTTCCAATGTCAACCGATCGAGTGACGTCAATGGCGCCGTTCGTCCAGACTGCACCGCTTTTTCGTAGTAATCCATATACTTACAAAGGAGATGCTCCGCCATTTTCTGCGGCGTATCTGTCTTCATCCGTATTGCGGCCATAGGTTCCTTTCAGTGGTTACCACTTTTACTACTATACGCAATTTTTGGAAGTGTCTTAAATCGTTCATCGTGCATTTGCTCAACTGCCGATTCAAGTGTCATGGACAATTGCAACGCATGTTCTGATGTCATGAAATATTCCTTGTCGCCATGTGGATCTTTCAAAACCATGATCACTTGTTCTGCTGTCACACGAATTTCGACTCGATAGCTTCTTTCCATATATCACCCATCCGTTTGATGAAAATTAAGGATGTCGTCAACTAGTTCCTTGAATTCATGCTCGTCATACACGCCTCTTGCCATTACGTACATGGCATCGAACTCACCTCTTGTCATCGGCCCATAAATCCACACTGGCCGATCTCTGCCAGCCATAAAGCCGGCTTCCATATGTGCTGATTTTCCAGACGGTAACACGACCACGACCGCATCACATTCCTTGAGTGCAGCCAAATTTAATTTCCCAATCATCTGCACGACATCTGATCGTAATGCTGTATTTGGCTTCAACAATGTGACGTCAAAATCTCGACGCAATTTTACGCTAAGCGCTTCTGTTACCTCGCCTTTATCGCAAAACACGTAACAAGATATCCCGGCTTCCCGTAATCGTTGGGCAACCATTCGTATTTTGTCGGCATTATTAAACGACCCAGCCACATAGATTTTCATTCTCCTCCCTTTCGTTTATTGGCCATGATATGCCGTACCGCAATAACACCGAGTTCGCCGAACAACACAGCCGCAAAACCCACAAACAATAATTGCGTATTCTCCGCGTTAAATGTCGATGCAATAATGTAGCCAAGAAACAAGACTTGTGACCATCGCATTAGTCCTTTTTCTCCTCATCTTCTTGCCATTTGTACGACACCCATGCATGTGGGTTGTATGTCTCACGTACCATGTATTGTGCGTACCCATTCGCATCTTTGACAACCTCTTTTTCAACAACATACAAAAACCCATACTGATCAGTTTGTACCGCCAATGGATCTCTCACAATGAACTGATTGCCATTCACCAATGTCACAATTATACAGCCACTCATATTCCCTTTGCTCCTGGCCCGAGTTCATCAGGCCGCTCTGGATGACCTTTCAACTTGATCCATGGACCAGGCGGATCACCAATACCATCCCATGTGGCTGCTGCCAATACTGCATCCTCATAATGCGCGTAACAATATCGATATGCGTATGAATCATATTCAATGTGATTGACTTTAATACCGACACACAGCCCATAAGAATACATGAGATTATAAACACCAATGAGCCGTCCATCTGGTAACGTACGAAGGTTCATAAATCCCATCGCTGACAATTCATCAAACAACTTTCTTTTGTGATCCATCACGCACCTCTCGTGCATTTGCTTTGATCCATCCAAGTCTCTTAGAATCTATGATTGCTTGTTGCGGGTTTTCATCCCGCTTCCGTCGATACGTTGCCAACCAATATTCACCGACACTACCTTGTACGTACTTGTCGCCGACATTACCAAAACGAATCTTTTCCAAGAGCTGATAATGTGTGAGACCATCGATGAACTCTTTCACATCAGCTGTCAATTCCATTGTATGACTCCTTCTGTTGCGTGGTTAGGATGCGCAACCCCCTTACCGCATTGGTGGCTCCCATAGCTCCGGCGGTGGATCACATGGTGTCATTGCCATCACCTCCCTTTGGGCTCTCCGTTCATTAAATCTCTTTCTTCAACCGCTTATCTTGCGCAACACTTTCATTGATCCACGTATCCCAAAAATCAGTGCCTTTTACAAGAAAATCTTCAGGATGTTTTTCAATCATACCAGTCACCGTCCGACAGATATAAAACAACAAGATGCTATTTCGATCCTCAACCGCCATGCGCCCTTCAATTTGCAAATGATTCACGCGCACTCTCATGTCTGTATGCTGCAGTGTCATGACCATCTCGCTCATAAACGCAGCGTTTGCCACGTAGTCGCCAATCTCGTACTTAAAATTTGCTATCATGCTTATGATCCTTCCCATATTTTATTGGTAACTTATATGGTCGCTTAATTGAAAAACGCCCAGTGATAATATTCATGCCACAGAATTCACAATACACAGTACCAATCCCACACAAATGTGTTGGCGACACTGGACATTGGAAATATCTGGTCTTACTCATCATTGTCCTTTCATTGGCTGAATCACCACATACGGCACTGTCATGTTTTCTTCAACGACCTTCCGTACATCCTTCTCCCAATCGAGTCCTCCATTGCCGCAGCCAACATGTGGCATATAGATCATCTTGTATTTCCAGAACTTGGCCAACAATGAAACTTGCCGACACGATGTCTCGATCAAACCAAGATCAGCTTTTTCATGCCATTGGTATTTGACAGGAAACATGATCAACTGTTTATCCAGCATCTCACGCACAATGTGCTGACGCTGCTTTAAGAGCTTGCCAAACTCAGTGCGTAGAAATGGGTAGCGATCGGCCGCGTCTCGTGCCAGCCCACGACCCATGACGGCATCACTATGTTTATTGATCGTGCCATTCACTGGAATAATAAACATATTGCCCGCTGAGCGAATTTCGTACACAGCCCAAAAATCAAGTCGACAGACGTTTGATGGTTTCATTGGTTCACTCAAGATGGGTTTTAGCTTGCTGCCAAATACCTTTCGATGTCACGGTCAATGCAATGATCGATGCATTCAACTCTTTCACGGACTTTGTGTTCTCATTGAGTGCGTCTTTCACTTTCGCCAACTCTGCCACGACAGCTCCCATATCACCAAACATTAGCTACCTCCTTCTGCGACTTTTGGTAATGACACCAACTGTTCCTTGTCAAGATCTGTAAAGAACAGCCCAACAATTTTCATGCCTTCATTCTGCAGCTTCTGCAGCTTTTTGTTCAGGCGCGAGATATCAATCTTACACATCATGTGATGGTTTGATGGCGGATGCACGAACATCACCTGAACAATTGACAATACCCTCATTTCACGTGGCGCTGGAAACTGCACTTCTGCCATACACTTCCTCCTTTCAATTACAACCGAGTTTCATCTTCATCATCATGACTCGCCATCACTAACTGTTGGACAATATCTTCACGCGGTGTCCGTGTCTTTAAGATTCGAATGTCTGCTGTCGTACATGTCTTCCATCGATTATTTGGCAATTTGATTTCCAGGATTCCTCCTTCCGGCATCCCATCGATGAGTTGCTTCACCTGCTTCACTGTAATCTTATCACTCATGCGCATAATACGTCGTGCTTGCACTTCACTATATTTTTTCGAAAGCTTGTCGACCTTCAATGCCTCTGCCGACCGTAACATCTCTTGTTCTTTATTAATCATCTTCAGCAGTCTCACTTTTCGGCGACGTAAAATCGCGATCTCTGAAAACACCGTGCGGACGACGTTGACACCACTCACATTCTGTCGTTGTCGTCGTGGTCGTAGACTTGGCGGTACAAACACCATGGTCATGAACAACTCATGATACCATATGTAATGTCCAAGCTGCGATCCACCAATCTCATCCCATGGCCAATCTTCATGCACCAACTGCACTGCTGGCCGCGTCGTGATCACTGCTGGATCTGGTTCCCACACATACGCGTTCGGATTATCTAGGATGCTTTTTCGTACCATTGACCATCTTCAATTTAAAGCATGCCAATCGCCAATACACGCCTTTCCCAATTTGCCACAGCGGTCGCTCATACTCAAAGCGTTCGCCAAATCGCTTGAACGTTGACCATGTGATCCAATACCCGGCATGATTGTGCTTTGCACGTCGCCACCAAATCCCACCGCCAATGAGCCCAATCGCCCATCGATCATTTTGATACTGAATGACTGGTGGCCATGGCCAGAGGTAGATCCAGCCTTCGCTCGTGCCGTTATCCCATTCCCACCGCATCATAACAACTCTTGCAACGCTTTCTGCACAGCCAATGCTTGCACATACGCGTCATGGAGTGGATGATGTTTCATTGGATGGACTTTCGTATTATCGGGATACGACGACTTCCCAAACTTGGTTTCATATAAATGAAAGAGTGTACGTGTATCTCGCATCTGTCGAAACGGACACAAGTCAAATTTCTTCCCCATGACCTTTGGCCATTTCTCAACGAGATGCACACAGTCATACGTCACACCATGCGACCACATATAGACCGTGCGATCTTTCGGTGCCGCGGCCATGACCCATCCTTCAAACGTTTCAAACGTCTCTTTAATTGATCGCGCATACATTGATGACATGTACGCTGCCATGATCCGACAGCGATCATCGGTCCCAAACCACCAATTCACCGTATCTGGCTCCGTCTCCAAGCCATACTCTCGCTGCCCAGCAATTTCAATCGGTAAAAAGAACCGATCATTTACCGTTGACACGTTGTACTCTACTGCAAGTGGCGGCGTAATGAGAAATGCACGATCAATCCGAAAGACAATTGCACCCAATGCCAACATCACGCCATTGCGTGTATCATTACTGAGCGTTTCGATATCGATCATAATATGGATGTCATTTGGATTGTTCATCGTGTTTTTCCTTTGACTGAAAGATCCCACCTGCAGTGTGCATAAGGCCGCTTGCGCCGTTTACCGTCGCGAGATATTTTTTCCTGTTTTCATCCAATTCTTTTTTGAATGCGATAATCTCTTGCTCAATTTCTAGGATGCGATGCTGCCGCAGCTTGATTTCCCGTCTCAACTCTCGAATTACTTGATAGTTTCGCCAAAGACCTGCGATCCATACGACAAGTAACACTGCCCATACAACGTATATCCATGTTACCATGTCCATCTTACGCCTCTCGTTTTTTCTTCGTCCGATCCACGACTTTCTTGACTTGCTGCATCATTTTCTTGGCTTCTTCCAATGTCACAAGCGCGCATCTAATATCTGTTGTCAATGGCGACTGTGGATTGACCATCTCAAGTCGCACTGTCTCATGTTCAAGCATGCCTTTCAACTCATCTTGCGTAAAGACGTATTCATTGTTCTCTTGTGCTCGCAAAAACTTGACTGCGAGCATTGTCACGATCGCTTCCATCACATTGATTTGCTGCGCTGGTGTTGCCATTCGCCATCCTTTCATTAATGAAACGTCACACCTTTATACGGATCCTCACCTTCCTTGTTATCATCATCGTCGGTACTTGTCAGCCCATGATACGATTCATCTGATTCATCAGCCACGAGCATGACCGTACCCTTGGCCGATACCATAAGAAGTTTAATCGCACTGTCCAACGCCTCTTGCGATTTTGCATCAGGCTGAAACATGAATGTTTGCCATGCTGATCGAAACATTGTCACTGCAATATGGTTCGGGTATTTGGTCATGAAATCTTTGACAGTTGTATCAATGAGCACTGACATTTTCATTGTTATGCCTTATCGCACGTTGGCGGCTTTCCAAAATGTTTGTCGAATCGGTCTTCCTGCATGCGTTGGTTCAGTTCAGCGATTTTGTTTTTGAGCTGGACATCCAAAACGCCACCGGCTTGATCCAACAATGACGTTGCCACGTTAATGACATCGACACATTCTTTAATGATATGGCTCTGATTCCCTATGCCAACAGCCTCTGCCAATTCACCAATCTCCTCACCAAGCTTCTTCATATGCGCTGCCGGCGTTGGTGGTCGCCCATAGGCTTTGATTGTCTCTACGATTTTATGCTGATATTCATCAACGTTCATGGTGTCTCCTTTACATGGTTAGTCCACGTTCCATCCCAACTCGTTCTCTTGCTCTTCGTTCTTCATTGATTGCCTTGAGTTCCTTTCGACATTGCTGGCAGATTTCTGCGCGTTCTTTCTGATCACACAGCAAGCATTTGATTGGATATGGATAATAACAATGATCAATCATCAAACACCTTTGCCATGATCATGTTTGCGCGCTGAATTTTCAAATCAGTGACAATATCATCATCAGTTCGTGGCACGTACGTCTGTGATTTTTCTTCTTTACGAATCTCCGCTAATTTAAGATCCGTACATTGTGTATCATCAGGTTCGACGATCGCTGCGACAATGGCCGTTGTAATGTTAAACAAAAACTTCCGATCAGACAATGACAACGTATTCATTTCTTCCCTCAAAGTGCGCGATGATAATTGAAATAGTTTTGACGCTGGTTTTCCTCACGATCAATCCATTTCACGTTTATCAATCCAGAGATCTCGTTCATATGAATCAACTCAATGCGTTTGTAATGCTGATCCAACTTGACGAGTCTGGCATGGACAAACTTTCTGACCTGTAATTCATCACCCATGACTCACCAACCCTCTCGGTCCTGTACATTGTTTCGTTGCTGCCGAGACCAATTCAATTTCCCATCCATCGGCCACGTTAAAGACCAATGTCGCTTCCAATCCATCATAGCCAAGTGCTTGGGCCAGTTCCTTTTTTGTGGCACGAACCTTGACAAGTCGATGACTGACATTGCCATCTGAAATGACTCTCATGTTTCCTCCGTCTCATTGAAATACTGTTGTTCAGCCTTTTTCAAAACCTCAATCACGGCTTCTTTTGATGGCGCGACATGATCATTGAAATACAGAATCGATACTTCTCTTAAACCGGTACTGCCAGTCGCCACAACACGTACATTATTTTCAACACTGTACTTATACAATTCTTCATTTACTCGTAACCGGAACCGTAGGCTCTGCCCCATATCCGGTATTGTCGATCGAATAGCACCAAGCATGCAACACCCAGTTTGAACGACTTGATTATTCTCATCATTAAACTCAAAATCATACAGCCGGCCCTGAATCCATTTGCGTTGTTGCAGCCATTCACTTGGTCGCATATGGCACCTCATAATTCTTCAATTGAATGGCAACGACTGGACAACAACACCATGGACATAATTGCGTCACGAAAAAGCCACGATTCTTCAAATAGCCTTTGCCAAAGAGTAACTCCTTATCAGACACGTGACCAGTAATTGCACATTGAATACTTCGCCATTTATGTATCCATGTGCGTTGTGCAATCAGTTGTTGAATGATCTTCGTCCGTAAATGATTTTCTGGCAATGAATAGATATAACCGTCATTGGCCGGTGTAAAGATCCATGACACTACTCCTTGTGTCGCTGATTGCTCACTCATACTAAACCTCCTCATTGACAAAGTCAGCGAGTATCTGACCATGACATGATTCAGGCGCACAATAGCACCCGAGTCGTTTGCCACCACCAAGCTCCTTCTTCGCTGCATCTCTCAATTGCCACTGTTTCGGTGCATGAAACCACTCACGATACTTTTTCACGATCAATTCCCGATCATTGTTAAAGTCCGTCAATCGAAATGGGTTGCCCCACTTACTTGGGCGACCAATGTACACGTCGTACTCAGTGCCCTTTTTGATATTCACAACCACAGTCATTAACACTGATTTTTTCATAAGTCTTTCTGTGGCATAACGGTGTACGTAATGTCATCACACCACAATGACAAAAGATACGCAACACCCGCAGTTTTATGTTCATGGGCTGGTTCAAACGAATGTAACAACATGGAAATGTGGCGAATAATATCGCGCTGCTCAATGGTTGGATCTTTGATCACGCAACGAATATCTTTCGCACCACGAAAAAACAAGTCATCAACAATGTCGGTCCATTTTCTTGCTGCACCTATTTCCAACCGAAATTCATCAGGCAACTCCGTCCATTTTGGCATGTACGTATCAATGATTGTGCCAGACGGCCCAAATGCCACATCCGTGTTTTCAAGTTTTGCTGGTCGTTGCCACCGCTCATTGTCCATGATCTAATCCCCTATCAATGGCATCTCTCAATTCTTTCATTTCTCCCTCAAGCATGCGAATCCGATTGCCAGCATCAATGAGAATCCACCCAATGACGCCAAAGATCAATATCATTGCAATGATCATTGCACAGCCAGTGCGTTCCAATTCTTTATTTCCCATGTCGTGATCTCCGTTTTACTGTCTTTTTTCTTTGCGCCTTTTTCAGGTTGGCTCGTCGACGATGATTAATCTTGATCAATTCCAATGCTCTCAAAAAATTGTCAAGATCACTTGATGGCTTGATCGACAGCATATTAAAGCCATGAATCGGTTCAACTTCCGTTACCGTGCCTATACGATATTTGTATTCAAACATACTTGAAATGAAGCTCATGTCTTGCACTTGGGAAAGGTCTCTCCATACAGCAATACTATTCGCAAAGAGCCGGCGTCGTTCTTGCCCTGTCACGATTACGACCTCTCAGCTTTATTCGCTGCCAATACCGCATCAAGTCGTTTTAAGACAAACGCTTGTGCACGTCGCGTGCCTGCTGTTCGCTGATGCGCGTTGTGATTTCTCCGATCGTATTCCTTTTTCCCAAGGATGGCTCGTCGTGCTGATGCGGTGCGTGTCGCTTCCAACATGCGTTCTGACATCTTTGCCGTTGACAATGGTACGCGGACTCGTTTCATCGTTCCCTCCTTTTGTACTTGATTGCGTTGCGGTCTTCCCACCACCATCGCATTGCCATGATCATTGGAACGAGTGATGCAATGCTAATGGCGGCTAATATCCATAAATCCAATGTGAGTGCGAACCATGCCACACCCACGGCTACTGCAAACACGAATACGCATAACACGATCATTTTCGTTTCTTCTTTGATCATGCTCAGAATTTCCTCTTTGCCGTTTCAATTTTCAAGGCACGTTTAAACCGCAATCGTGCTTGCCGTTCTGATGGAACAATATCAGCACCAATTTCCATGAGTGTTGGATGATACGTATCAGTACGGCGAATATGTACGTACAATACCTTTCCAAATTGTGCGCGCGAAACTCGTATCATATGTGGCTCATAAAAGGTGGTTGCTGCAATGCCACACTAACAACGCGAGCTCGTAATCACATTGCCAATGTTCTTTCCCGACATCACAACAACCACCAGGTTTAAGATGCTCTTAATGCCCAAAGAACCAACCCAGAGTAGCCAGATAAAAATAATGCGGTTGCACAAAATAGCGCTACTTCAGCCCACTCACGTTTCATTGCATAAAAAATCGCCAAACATACGTGCATTAAGGGTATTGAGATTATACACAGTTTAAACCACATCATGACAGACATTATATACTTTTCTCTTGACATTTAACATCAATTAATTATTGACGTTAGTTGATGTTGGGAGCCACTGCGTCTCTCGCAATGGATCTTGCCCAAGTTGATGTTGCAGATACTTTCGCAAGATCGTACCGCCTTGATACCCAGTGAGAAGTTTCTCAGGCCGTTTCCCATGTGGGCAGCGTAGCTTTGGCTCATCAACGGTCCCAAACAACCGGCACAACAATGGGCGATGCTCGTAGATACTGCAGGCACCGTCAACCAGGTATTGACAATGGGCATCCTGATGCCGAAATGGCAATGGCGTAATCAGCGTCTGTTCTGCCACTGTCATTGGCACTGGTCCGCAACAATCCGTGCAACCTGGAATGCACTCAAACGTTGGGATGCGCGTATACTGGTCTTGTATCATTTGGAGTGGCGTTGTCATTGTTCCCTCATGTTACGACGCAGCCCAGTGAAATAGCCAACGACAAAGCCAACGACAGTGCCAATGACAATGCAGAGTTCTTCCATTATCATGTCACCTCCTATTTCCTACCGACTACGAAAAAGAAAATACCCAATGAAGCCAATCATAATGCCAAGGATCACTTGGACAATGATACTTTCCATATCACCTCCTCTTCACTGGTGGCGGATATCGAGCAACGTATTCACACAATGTGTCAACCTCATGTGCGGCCAGTATAATCTGTAAGGCATCGACAATGTGTTGGCCTTCGTCTGCCCAGTATGGGTGTGATCGTGTAATGTACACGGCATCTTTCACGCACCGCAAATACGCGGCCTCTGGTACTGTCATCTTGCCTTCTCTTGATCGTACAGCCATGAGCAACAACTCGATATACAGTGTCCGCAGTTCGTCATAACATAATGGCTGTTGAATGCATGCACCATGTGTTTGATTTGGAGCCAATGGTTCTCTCATCATCATGCCACGTAACCGACTGCACAACAACTGATTAAACGTAAACAGCGACCCATCGACATGATCATCGGGTCCTCGCATAATCGCACACAAGACCCATAATCCAGTGCCACTGGCTTGTGTACAAATTCGATACCATGTATCCATACACAGCTGCTGACTCAGCACATCATACTGGCGGATTTTCTCTTCTGGCGTGACTGCCATTGTTTCGATCATGTTCCTCCTTTTTCATCAATGACAACCTGTCCATGTGCAAGACTTTGCCATCGTGCGATAATGACCATTGCCGTTTGCAAGCTTAACTTCGGAAACTCTGTCAACCATCCAGCAGGCGATGGGTCAACGCCAAGAATACAGCTCATGGCAAACCCAACTCCTGCTGCCTTTCGCTGAATATTTTCTTGTAAAATAAAACAGCGTTTCAATGACGTGGCTTGAATCAGCGTCCGCGTCTCAATGACATGCTTTACGAAAAAGTCAAACAGCTTGGTCGTTTCGTCAGCCAATAACATTCCACGTGGTGTCATGACCATGTGGCACCAGACTGCATTCTTGGCATGTGATTTACATAATCGTCCCAATTTTGCCGATCCAATGCAAATCACAGCATCATATTTCCCAATGCTCAGCATCGCGTATTCATCCGGCGTAATAATGATAATGTCCATCCCACCTCCTACTGCATGACCGCTGCCATGATCCATAACAAGATCACGATCCATATAAACGGGCCCATCAATTGCCAATACATCTGCATGTTCATGTCTCCTTTGCTCGTTGCATGGCTTTCTCCAATCGAGCCATACATGCACGATGAAATGCATCCTCGACCTTATCGAGTGGATCACGCTTATAATCTGTGGTCCCGTAGTCTCGACATTCGATACATTGCATTTCACCGTCATCACCATAAATACTGCCATGCCCATGTGACATCCACATTTGTCTGCGATATTTGAACTCTGTCGCTACCAATGCTGCTTGCATCACAATCATTTCATCCATGAGCTTGGCATAATCAGACCACATGACCAATGATCCAGTCGATGATTCTTCAATGACATTATACCTCCGTACAGTTTGTTTAACGCCCATGTTCATTTCACTTCCTCCAATGCAATGATTAATGTCCTTGGCGCTTTTGTCGCCGTTGCCGCCGTCGTTTTTTCCATTGATCACTGATCTTTGTTTCTTGCCGTTGTTCCGTATGCAGTACTTGCATGAGCGCTTTCCACATGGTATCTTCTGGATACACATCGATTGTTTTTGTCAGTTTTGCTTTTGGCATGATCTTCTTTCATGTAACGTTATATGTGCTTAAACGTTGGCATCTTTCACGCGAATGGCAATGCCAAGTCGGTGATGATGCACGTCTCCTATTTCCGCTGTCATACACCAATCGACCAATGTGACGTCCTCCATCCAGCTGCTTGTTGACATCCAGCCATGGAGTGTTGCGAGCTGGTGCATGTATGTCACAACATGTACATCCATGCCGCCATCGGTTTGCTCAACGTACAAGAACACTTTCTTGCCCATTGCCACTGCCATTTTCCCCTCAATGATCTCTTTCATCCGCTCTGACATGGTCGATACCGCTGTCACTGTCATCGGCTTTTCCATTGCCTTCTTCGCTGTCTTCTGTTTCTTCTGTAAGACATTCATGATCTGCTTCCTCCGTATAACAATCTTGACAATACCAACTATCGCACTTATCACAGTAAAACATCTCTTTATACTTGAATCTTGCTTCACAGCCACTGCAATATGTCGTTGCTAATGACGATGCCATCCGATCTCCTTTCGTTGACATGATCATTTGACTTTCTTTTTTCTGAAATGTCGTCTGACAATGCTCGGATCCTCCTTTTCCTCATTGTCGGTTTCAAGTTGACTGTCATTCAACTCCTGTTCATCTTCTGCAATGTCCTTGAATATTTCCAATTCCGACTTTCGTTTTTTCTTTTTTTGTGGTTGCACGTCATGTTCATGATCACTGTCATTATCAATATCACTGTCACTATCATCTTTTCCCATCATGACGGCAATTTGTGCCTCTGACAAGCCACTGTCTCTGAACTTTTCACGTTTAATTTTTATGGCTTCATGTTTCCATTTTTCCAATTTCTTGATCAACAACTTCTTATGGCTTGGTTTGACATTGAGCGCTGTCCGTACCCTCTCAATTTCATCACCAAGCATGATACTACCTTCATCAAGATTCGCGTACTCTTCCATTGACGGCTCGCCTTTCACTGTGGTATCAGACACGCGCTCCTTCAATGGTATGAACTTTTCCTTATCCCCCTCAAATGCCACTTTAAACGCCGTCAGCTGTGAGACAAAATCCATTGATTTTCGATAACCGCCTGATGCATATGCGACCAATTTATTGGCCAAACAAAATTGCAGAATCTTTTTCACAATGTACGGTGGCGTATGAATGACGTCTTCAATATGCCGTGGTCGAATGGACTTGGCATTGGCAATATAATCGAGCAATGCCATGATATCGAATTTGTAGACCCGTGCCATCAATGCCAGTTTCCTGACATGGTTCACGTTTTCAACATTGCTCGTAAAAATGCCCTCTTTATTGAACGGATACACCGTCATTGTACCTTCATGGCCTGTCAGTGGCTGTTCATGTCCTCGAACCTTCAATGTACCCTTTCGTCGTTTCCAATCAATTACCCACTCAATCTTTACTGCAAATGCCGTTTCCTTCAAAAATTCCATGCTCCACCTTTCTCCGTGTAATGATAATTGATAACGTTATGACCACTATTATTTCCCCTCAATTTACCCTTTCTTTGGTATTGTTATTATATTATTTTAATATCCTCCCAGTACATATCAAAACATCAATTAATTGTCAATAAATACACATCAATTCTATATAAAATTGATAATAAAACATCAACTTCGTCTATATCCACGTGAAGTTAGATCGCGGGTGAACCAATATCAGTATATATTATATATATATATTATCAATCAATCATCAATCATCCTCATCAATTGGTACTGCATATACCTGTATATTATACTCCGATATTGGTGGCCGCGCGAAACGACAACACGTAGATATAGACGTAATTGATGTTAGGAGTTAAGGTGGGAGAGAGAGAGATTCTGGGTCGCACGTTGTCCTCACGCGTGCGTATAGTGGGCGCAGCGTGGTCAGGGCAGTGTGGAGAGTGGAAAGAACAACGAAAATGATGACAGGCGGGATAATTTCTTGTTTATCAATTATTGATGAAACGAAACCACATGGCCTAGATACGTGAAAGCCGGTTTTTCGATTGATGTTTATTTTGTTGAACAATATGTACACGTTATCCACGTGTTATATAATGAGCATACAAATGGACAACGGCGAAATGATTGGGACATCAATAATTGACGAGCAGCACCAACGGGAAAAACGGATCATTGAGGATATGATTGGCATTGGCATTAACATTGACATTGACAATGACAATAACATTGGTAATGACATTGAATAACATTGACACTCGCAGTAACATTGGAATTGGCAATGGCAACAACATTGACAATGGTCATGTTTATCGCAATGCTGATCCTTGTCGTGATCTTGTGTGATCATCATGATTGGTGATGCATGGAGCAGTTCTTAGCCATACTCGCAAGCTTGATTCTCACGATCATGATTATTGCAGCTGGTGTGAAAATCGTTGATTTTATTCTTGGTTCAGAGGAATGGTGATGGGCACAGTTGCCTACGTCAAAGCCGCAACCACAGTCACTGAATACCCACTGGTCACGTTTGCTCGGAGCATTGGCAAGAATACGGCAGAGTTGAATGGCCGTGATTTAAAGCGCTTCCTGAAATGGCTGTGGAAGACAGAGCCATACAAGCACAAGCGATGGCAGCCAAAGGAACCGCTACGATATTTCAATGGGAAATTGCATGGACATGGCAATGAACGTGAACGAGAACGTAACATTGGGAAACTCGTGAGAGTTGCGAGTGTCAAGAAAAAGAAACGCGCATGACATCTCTAAGAGGGAGAGATGGCAGTGGCAAAGAACCGGCGACTAGAAAAGGAACCTGATTATAATCTGAAACGACGGAAAGGTACCAATGTCCATCATTTGGAGACATGTACCGCCTGTGGTTTTCCGATACCCGATCCACTGGACGTGGAAACTGGTCAATCAGTGCCGTGTTCTGATGGGCATGTGAGATGTGTGCGTTGCAAATGGCCGGTGGCCAAAGAACATATCTCACCAGCGGGCACATGCGTCGTGTGTATGAGTGCATATGATCGGAAACGGTATTACCGTCGGAAAGGCGATGCACGGACCAGTGATGATATTCGAGACGTTGAAGAACGAGCGAACTTTGGGGCAGTGGTACCGGCAATGGACCGTGACAAAGAACGACAGCGCCAGCAACAGCCATGGAAAAAGAAATCACAGGACACTGAACAAGAGAAGGAGATGTCAGTATGCCACAATGGATTACACTCGCCATCCTCGGAGGACTTGGATATTGGTTCCTTGCCAAACCAGCCAGTGCAGCAACCACAGTCGTTGAACAAAAATACGACAAGCCCATTGGACCAGGACTCACTGGCGTTACCAATGTCTCAAGAGTAAGAGTGGTTGAGACAGCGGACGTGCCAATGGGAACGTTTGCCAAGGGGAATTGGTAGTAAGAGAAACCACTGAGAGAGGGCAGTGATCATGAAAGATATCTTGCTCATTGGCATGCTATTGACAGCGGTCGTGATCATGAACAGTTGTGGAGGTTCACGGCCAACACCACCGCCACCGCAGCCACCGCCAATGAAAAAGGTGATGTTTGCGTGGGAGGCGGGAGAGTGTCATGACATTTTCACACTCTACGAGATCACAGCCACTGGCAAACGAGCTGTGAGTAAGACTGACGAGCCGACAGTGACATTGGTCATACAGCCACGAGAGAGCCAATGGCAAGTGAGTGGGTTGTGTGGCACTGAAGAATATTTTTCAGAGATCGCGGCACTACAGCCATAGGATGGTGTCTATGCATTGTCCACGCTGTCAAGGGCTCATGGCAAAATATTGGCTATGTGACGGCAATGAGTGGGAGTTGGCGTGGAAATGTTATAACTGTGGCAATGTCTTGGATGCACTGATCTTGGTCAATCATCACAGAGTCATACAGTCAGCGTTGATACGTGGTGGTGGCAGAAAGCGGTCGTATGAAACAAGCTAACGCACTCAAACGCGCGCGAATACGGCAGTTGATCTGGAAGGCCGTGGACAAACATGGCATTGGGCTTGCTGCGGCCACGCGCATGATCATGCAGAAACTAGCTCATGATCCTGAATGGGAGTTATTGAAAGACAACATTAAAGTGGGAGTGGCTCATATGCGTGGGAAAAATCCAAAGAAACGACGACGACATGTAAAGAATCCACATCTCAGATCTGGCAAATGGCAGTTCGTTGGGATGTTTGAGAAACGTGACATTAAACAAGTCAAGAGGATTTTGCGTGTGCATGGCATGAAAACGAAAGTGACCAAAGATCATTACAAACAAGAGCCTGGAATGCGGGAGTTGTACGTTGAACGTGGCGCATTCGCAACAGCGTATCGAGCCATTGCAGCATTATTTGTCAGTGATAAAGATATGGCTGCGTAGCGCACATGGCAGTGGCTGGCAGCGACAGAATACGCGCGATCATTAAAGATGAAAAATAAAGGAGATTGGTTATGTCAGCAAAATTACTGTCAAAAACAATGAAACGTATTGAACGTATGGAAAAGCGCTGTGATAAGGCTGATGATAAACTCACGGCATTGAAAGTGAAATTGAAAAAGACTGACGATCCACGGAAAAAGAAGTCATTGAAAAAGAAAATCAGGACAGCCACAAAACGATATAACCGCATGCATCGCAAATTCATGAAGAAGAGCACGCAGCTCATGAAAAAGGCTGCCAAGAAAAACGACTAATCGTGAGCATGATATAGGAGATGATCATGGCAAATTCTGTAGGCGTTGGTTTTCCATCGACAAATCTTCAGAAAGGTCATACATTCCATGATCTTGACGAAGGCGCAACGTATATTTTTCTTGGTGGTCCACCACGACTCGCATCGAGCTGGCGATTGGTGAATGGGATTTTTCCAAACAATCCTGATACAACGCTTTGGGGTGCTTCACAAGCTGGTGCGACATGGTATAACCTGTCATTAAATTCACTCATGATGTGGACAGGAACCGAAGCTGTTCGTGTACGAGATAGCAACTCACCATATACGGTGCCTGATTATCGGCGGCAGTTAGTCGTACAGGAAGATTTCTTGGGTGGGACAAATACGTCTGGGAATTTTGGAAGTAGTGGATTCAATGGATTTTCAGGTACAACGACAATCATTGTGTCTGAACCGCCGTACATTGGGTTGATTCGTCGGGCGACAGGCGCTGTTGCTGGGACGATTGCATCGATTGGGTTAGGTGGTACATCAAACCTCATTCCAACAACATTGGACATGAATTGTTTATGGATTGCGCGACTCAATACGGTCGATGCTGACGTGATCATGCGTATTGGCATGATGAATTCAATGACAACAAATCCACCGGCATTAGGTGCGTATTTTGAGAAACTGGCGGCAGATGTCAATTGGTTCATGGTCAATCGAGAAACAAATATTTCTGATACACGCGTTGATACTGGCATTCCGGTGAATACATCATTTACAAAATTCGAAATTAGTCGATCAGGTGCAACAAGTACATTTAAAATAAACGGCGTGACACTTGGCTCAATTTCATTGACGCCGCCAGTTGGGAATGTCAATCCAGCCTGTCATGTGTCAAATGGCGCTGCGGCCGCAGATAAAACAGCGGACTTTGATTTATGTCGATTCGTTACAGACGGAACAATTGATCGATAATAGGAAACATCATGGCCAATTCTTTTGGTGGCGGGTTTCCACGGACCGACATTCAATATGGTCATTTGCATTACACAAGAGAAACTCGGACGCTGTGGATGTATGTCGGTGATAATCCACAGCTTGAGACCTGTTGGGTGGCGATCTTTAGTCAGACGCCACTCGACGTCTCAAAGCTTACTGCCAACCAACGCGGCTCATCATGGATTGATCATAATGGCGCAGTGAAACGATGGAATGGGAGTGCGAGTGTCGATAACGTGGACGTGCACATTGATAACATCAAACGAAAAGTACGGCCATTAACGTTTCAAGTTTACGATGCCACAGCGTATCAGAATAAGCCAGATTTACAGGCATTGTATGGGATTCGGCGTGCACGTGTGCTTTTTGAGAATACGTTCTTTAATGGACAACCGGATCATACGGCACTCCCATTACAAAATACGGTCACAAACATTGCAGTAAGTGCAGCAACAGAACCAGATGACGTGTTGATTGTTTCTGATATTGAGAGTTACCAATATTATACAGACGACGCATTTGGTGCACAGCAACGACAGAACATTATTCAAGTGCATAATTGGATGTTTGCTGTCAAGCCGACCATGAATCTTGGCATGTACGCGCATATTCCACAACGAGAATACCGAGCATTCATGCATACACCAGCTGGCTTTGCTGGCTGGCAAGCACGGAACGATCTTATGCGAGAGGTTGTGCCGAGTGTGAGGTTCATTGCACCGTCATTGTATACATTTTATGAAGATCGGAATGAGTGGATTCGTTACGCCAAACTAAACATGGCAGAAGCACGGCGCTATGCTGGTGGGTTGCCGGTCTATCCATTCATTTGGTTTCGGTATCATGATAGTGTCTTGCCACTTGAAAACGCGCATATTCCGGCTGATTATTGGGCATTACAGTTAAATGTTCTTCGTGAGTTGGCTGATGGCGTGATCATTTGGGCTGGCGGAAAAGATACAGTCTGGAATGAGACATTGCCATGGTGGGTGGCAACAAAGGCATTTGTGCAATATCATGCAGTACATGGATAAGAGGGAGATATCATGGCGAAGGATACGTTTCGATATACCATCCATCGTGTTGGTGTCAAGAAGGCCTTGAAACGTGGTGAGATCCGAAAGAAGACCATGTTACAGACCATCAAGGCCATTCAACGAAAAATCAAGAAGCTTGTGACGAAACAACACATCCCATTGTACGTCAAAATCTGGAACACAGAAGACGACACCGACACGTTCGTAAAACAATACGATACCAAGGCAGATTTCCGTGGGACACGGAAGCCGGCAAAATGGCGACAGAAGTTGTCGAGAAAAGCAAAGTACTCGCGCACCTTTGACCCAACCCCCATGTTGTGGTTCGTGGCGATTGGGAAACGTGGGCAAATTGACTTGACAAAACTCGCTTATACGCCGGCACGGCAAACGCTCTTGAAGAAAAAGAGGAAACGGCTATTTGGGCCATTTGATACTGAAGATGCAGCGGCAGCGTTCAGGGCAAAGATCATGGCCAAGCTTGATCAGCGGGAGACACAATTCTCGCAGTCACGTCGGTATAAAGGTCGGATGGAGGAAGAATAACCATGGCAAAGAAACGCCGACGAAGAGTGACACGATCGTCCGCTGAAAAGAAACGAGATGCCATTACCAAAGAAATGGATAGTTTACGAGTCAAGATTGAAAAGCTACAAGCACGATACGAGTTGCTTGACGAACGGTGGGTCAGACTCGATGAAATTGTTGAAGGACAAGGCGAAGGTCATGTGTAAAGGAGGCGGTCATGGCATTTTATGAAGTTGCACATGGCTATGTCGGTCTTGGCTCAATGGAAGTCTATCGGACGGCTGAACAGGCTGCCGCTGATCTCAAGACGTTTAGCCATGAATTACCAGTGCCAGAAAATGCAGGCTTGCTCGTGCAGCAAACGGTCATGGATTATGCTGTGAGTCGTGGTCGTTTGGCTGATTTGCAAGGCGAAGTCTATCGCGTCCGAGAGAAGCTGACGAATCTGACACGGCTGATCGAAGATAAAGGCAATGAATTGGAAAGTCTTGGCATGGGTGGTGCCAAAGACATGGCATTGTCGGCAGTGAAAATGGGCGTGAAATTGATTCCTGGCTATGGCAAACTCTTTGCCATGTTCGACATGCTCTTGGGAATGTTTGGTATTGACATCTTTGGTGGCAATGCAGAAAAGAAACGTGCACGTGCTGAGCAATTGATCGAGGAAGTGAAAAAGCTCGTGGAAGAGGCGTCGTTCTGGACAGCGCGATTAAAGAAGCTGCAAGCTGAAGGTGAGACATTGGCTGCGGCATTTGAAAAAGGTGAAGGCGCTGTGTCATCGGTCTTGATCAATAAAGAGATCGATGTCAAGAAGCATTACACGACCTATAAAGATGACAAAGGCATGCTGACAGGTGCCGTGAAAATCGAAAAGAAAGAACACATCAGGAAAGATCCATATTTGCAATTGTCGGAGGAATTGGCATCGAGAAAAACAATTTCAACGACAGGTGCAAAGTTGCCAGTGGGCTTTCAACAAATCTATTCACCGGCATTAAAGAACAAATCCATCATTGCACAAATAGAACCACCGAAAGCGTCACCGGAAATTGTCACTGGGCATAAGCTGGTCTATGGTGGCTTAGCTGATCTGCCATTACAAGATCGCGTGGCACCGTTGATCCCATTGACAATGGCATTTGGTGGGATGCTTTTGTTCTTGAATATGCTCATGGATCTTGATCGTCAGCCATTGCGTGTGCGTCAAGTCTATGTGCCACGAAGGAGATTCTGATGAGACGCCGACGCAGATTACGGAATGCGCCATCGTCAAAGTCTGAGCTGGTTGAGAGTTTGCTCCGACTTGGCGATATTGCGCGGAATAATCAAGTCGGTGAAGTGACAGTGGCATTGGATAAGGCCAAGCAGCTCATTGACAAATATGGGCTATCATATCTACAGCCAACGTATCAAAAGTTGGTTGACAAGGTGGCGGCATTTCAACGTGGCGAAAAAGTCGAACGGGATGATGAGTCACAATCATCTCATCGTAGAAGTACATCAGATTCTTGGCAAAGTCGGGCATGGCAAGATGCGAAACGTAGAACATATTCATCTTCTGGGTACTCACGATCAAGTGGCTATACGAAACAAGAACGTGAACAAACACGGAAGACAGCCGATGATATTCGTCGAGAACGTGCAAGAGCCAAACGTGATGCAAGAGAGCGTTGGAAGGATGAGCATAAGAGAAAGCGTCGTGAACGGAGAGAACAAGAAAAGGCACAAGCGCGCGCACAAAAGAAAGCATCAGCGGCTGGATATAAGCGACCAAAGAAAAGCACGCACATTGAATGGCTGTGGACAAAGACATGGAGTCCGAAACGTGGCAAAGCTGGTGAACGATGGAAGGCCTATTACGGCGCAGCTACGATCGAAGAGATGCTCGCAAAAGGCGGGCGCTGGTCTGATGTGAAATGGAATATCACACATAATCTCATGCGGATCAAGGACTAATCATGGCCAAACGAAAGCGCCAGCGACGCCGAAAGAATCCAGTGGACATTAGTCGGTACGGTGATCTGTTCTATGACATGGCAGCGGAATTCAATGAGTTGGTCTTGATCACGATCGCGGAAGTTTATGAGCATGATCCATCCATTACAGATGCAGAGATCGTGCCGATCGAGAAGATGGCCAAGATCAAGAAAATGATTGGCGCGAATATTTTCAAAGCGTGGGTGCAGATGCAGCGAGGTCGGTAGATACATGAGGGAAGTTAAATAGGAGGAGATGGGTATGGCGAAGAAACCGCAGCGTAAGATTCCGTTGAAAGATATCATTGATGAGGAGGCGAGAGAGGCAGAACAAGAAGAACTTGGTGCCGATCCTGCCTTTGATCCTGATCGTGATCTTGGGAGTGCCTTTTCGCATGGACCGTCGGCATTCCGTCGGACGATGCAAGACAAAGATCAGTTGGTCATTGATGAGCTGTTGGCGACGTTGCCAAAGAATCAAGGCTACTATCTGAAGTTGTATCGTGAAATCATGCCGGGAAAGTTTGAGATCAAAGAGCGCATTGATCAATACGATACATGGACGGACATGGAATGGGAGATCACTGAACGTGTCCGTGCCATGACACGGCGATTCGGTGTTAAGAAATGGGGCAGTGGGCTGTATCGCATCGTAGTCTGGCGCAATGGCGGTATTCGTGAACGAAACAAGTATCCGCCAGTTGACGTGGTTGTGGATGCTGGTGACGAAGCCGATGCCGCAGCCAATATGCATACTGGTCGTGTCGATCCTGTCGAAGCGGCCAATGAGCAACTTCATGCACTTGGCAATATGTTATCGGCAGTGCAGAACGTGATGCCAAAGGCTGTGGATCCGAACGTACAATTTCAGGCCATCGTCCAAGCCTTTACAGCTGGGAAAGAAGAGAAGCGAGAAGCTGCCCGCACAGACAGTAATGCAATGGTCACGATGATGTCAACGATGATGACAAGTATGATGGGACTTGTCACAGCGATGATGCAGAATAAAGGTGGTGGTAGTGCCGAGGTTGCCAAGCCGTTTGAAGAGCAAATGGCATCGATGATGACTTTGATGAAGGGGTTTGGCTTTGGCCAACAACCACAACCAAAGTCGCTCGTCGAACAGATCACTGAAATGAAAATGCTTGGCTGGGATCCAACCGCAAAGGAAGATACCATCGAGCAAATCGCGAAGTTGAAGGCAATGACAGGGGCATTGGTCGATGTCATGCCAACGAATGGGCAGCCAGTTGAACGACCAGGCATCTTCGAGAAGTTGGTTGATGCATTGGCACCACACGTGCCGAAGCTGTTTGCGGATATGAAAGCCGTGACAGAGAACGTGGCATTGGCGCAACAATTACAAGCCACGCGATTGGCAGCAATGCCACCACAACCAACACCAACTGAGAATCGACCGACAACTCGGTATGGACAACCAGTTGGTCCTCAAGAGAGGATGGGATTATCAGATGCCTTTCAAGAACCTCCTGATATGGATCCATACTCGGGTTTTCAGACGCGTCCTTTCCAAGCTCGAACGGGAGAGGACGCTGGCATTGAAATGTTCGAATCAGTTACAGGCGCGACGAATGAAGAACGGCGTGCTGCTGCGATGGGGCAGCGACCGGTGCGGCAAGAAGAAGCAGTTGTATCACATCAGCCAACGCAACCCAGACCAACCGGTCGACAGGCTGATCCTGTGGTTGAGACATTAGCTGCACAACAGAATGGCGCGCCACCGCCACAAGATGCGTTGCCACCGATGTTGCAGCAATTGTATTTGCTCATTACTGAGAATGCTGTGAACATGTATGGGCAGTTGTTTGAGGTGTTGTCATCGAGTGAAGAAACAATGGCAATGATCGAGGCCGTGCAGAGCAAGGCATTGGATGGAGAGATGCTGACGGATGAATTGCGGAAGACAGGCTTTCCAATCTTGCAAGAAGCTGGCTTTATCATTCAGTCCAAACGCTATCTCAATGGCTTTGTTGCCTGGGTCATAGAGAACACCATTGGGAAGGCGCATGCCTTGTGTCAGAATTGCGCAACGGAACATATCTTTGAGAATCGCTACGAATTTAGTAAGGTCAAGCCAATCTGTGGACTTGATTGTAGCGCAACAGAGCAATGTCAAGGGTTATTGAAGCTCGTGACAGACGCACGGCAGGAAGTTGGCAGTGTCTCGTAGAGCTGCAGCCATCGTCGTCATTGATGGCAAGAATCTTGAGATTGAACATATCTATGTCAATATGACATTGAAGGCGGCCATGCGCCTTTTCGTATCCGATATCAAGATGAATATTGATACCTCGTATGACGATATGCGTGATGAATTAGCTGATGCATTGAATCGCTTTCAGTTCGTGGAAATAAGTAACGTGACATTTGGGAGACGCACATGAGAAACCCAGTCAGAAAGAGAAGAGTTGATTGGAAGAAAGAAGGATATAAGAGTGAGAAATCGTTTTTAAAGAAAGTGTTTAGTCGCGTCTTTGCATCGCCATTTGTCTATGTGAAAAAGAAGATTGGAAAGAAGTGGGCAAAGTTTGCGACAGACCGTGGGCAAGAGATTTTTGATGAGTTTAATAAAAATAAGAAAGAGATGGATCAATACGATTTTATTCATGGTGCGCATGCTGTCGCCAAACGATATATCCCAAACGAGCTGAAGAAACTCAGCCAACAACATAACTTGAATTTATCGGCAGAGTTTGTACAAGCGATCGTTGATGCTACGGCTGAAGAAGCAATTCGTGCAATGAATCGACACGTGTATCGAAAGAAACGGAGGTAATATGTACAGTGGCACAAGAGGTCTTGGATTTCCGCAGAACATTATGACGACAGACGAATGGTACGACATGTCGCAAGGTCCTGGAGATTTGGATTTGATCAGTGTCGCGTATTTGTCGCCAGATGCTGGGTATCCTCCAGAGCGCTATACGTTGTTTGATCAAGAGTTGGAGCAGCATCAGACGTTGAATGGGCTGGCAGCGGGAGCGCAAGAACGCTTTACAAAGGCGTTTGGACCGAAGATGAGGTTCTTGCGACCTAGTCATCAGGGTAATCGGCCAGCAGGCGGCATGCGGCCACGGACAGCGCCACGGATCAATGTCCCTGTACCGATATCGCGTGGCAACCAGCCACCGTTGTTCTTTGGGAGTGCGATCACACATCCATACGGCCGGTACAATATTAGTAAGTAAGAGAGATGAGGGAGAATGGGAAAATTCACGAATACAAAGGAATACGATGGACACCGGCCGTTCCGATGTCCTCGATGCCACAAGACGGCATTGGTCGATGTGCAAGGGAAATGTATCTTGGTTATTGTCTGTACGCGCTGTAAGAGTCGGCTGACATTGGAAGTGAACGAACCACTACCTCCAGAACTCGCATTACGCGCTGGAGAACTCATTAACCCATAGGAGATGATCATGAAAACATTTGGCTTGATCGTGATGTTGCTCATGACAGTGTCATTGGTTGGTTGTGAATCGTTGCGCGGAACATTCGGGTCATTGGGTTCAGTGTTTGGCGTTGCACAGAACACCATCGAAGCAACATTGGCAGCGCAAGTTGCTGGAGAGTACGTGGTTGAGATTCGCAAAGATGGTGAAGTGCTCTTGGCAGAGGCATGGACATGTACAAAAGGTGAAGATGGCAAGTTGTCTGGCTGTCATAAGAAGTAGGAGTTAATCATGAAATGGGTATGGGTGGCTGGTGGCCTGTTGGCGTTTGCATTGTTCATGTCAATGGTTGGACAATCACGACAACAGGTCATTGGGCCAATACATGTAGGAGCTGCAAATGAACCGTAAAAAGATTGTGAATGTGGTTGGTGCCGTCTTCGCAGCGGCTGCGATCTTGTTTGGGACATCGTTCATTGGGTACACTGCCATTAGTCAAACATCTGGTTTGGCAGTAGCGCAATCCAATACGCAATGGAACAATGTCATTGACGCATCGAGAGGTGATAGCCAATCGTCTGGTATTCTTGGTCAGTCATTGTACATGTTCAATGGCTTATCATTTGATCGGGCGCGTGGCGATACGACCAATGGTTTGGATGTGGACGTGACACGAATGCCTGGTGGTGCATTTACACCTGCTGATGCGACAGCCAATCCAACAGGCGTTATGGGTACCGAAACGTTTCCGATGCTGTATAACGGCACCACATGGGATCGGTGGCGTGGGACCACGACCAACGGCGCACTGACAGAGAAGAAGACTGTTGGTACCTCGTTCTATTCCATTAAACGTGATAACATCACAACGTCGTCAGTGAACTTAGCCTATGGCTTTACATCGCGAAAGATCTCAATCGAAGTTCCACTCACAAATACAGATGAAGTCTGTGTAGATTGGTTGGGTAGTACAGCCGTTTGTCCAGCAGCCAATACAGCAGGTGATGGACGATTGGCACCAGGCTCGGCAATCTTGATCGATGATTATGCGGGCACATCGATCAGTGTCATTGCTGCAAGCGGGACACAGGTCGTCTTTGTGAGAGCGTGGAATTAAGAGGTGCGTATGAAAAAGTATCTTGGGCTTGTCATTGCGTGTGTACTTGGTCTATATACATGGCCAAGTTTTGGCTCAGATATTAAAGTTGAGCCATCAACACTATATCCACTGCAATCATCAGTTATCATACAAGAAGAATTTATATCAGGTGGCACAACAAATGGAAATGTTGGAGCAAATGGGTTCGGTGTAATTGCTGGTGGAGTATCAGGGGTAGCAAGTATTGCAAATCGCCCTGGTATAATGCGATTAGATACATCGGCAGCACTGACGATATCAAGAGTAACACTATATCCTGGATCAAATGCGACAATTGAAAGTAACACACCACAAGAAGTACTATGGATTGTTCGTTTAAATACAAATGATGCAAATACAACGACACGAATTGGGAGTATGAATTCACCGGGAACTGATCCACCAACGCGTGGTCTTTACATTGAAAAACTGGGCGGTGATACCAATTGGTTTTGTGTAGCAAGGGAAGCAGGTGCAGAAACACGCACTGATAGTACGGTAGCTGTTGATACGAATTTCAATAAGTTCTTTTATCGGCGTTCTTCAGCAGGTGTAACGTACAGTATTAATGGTGTTGACGTTTGTGGGACGATTACAACAAACGTACCGACAAATACGTTTAATCCAGCAGTACAAATTGTCAATTCAGTAGCAGCGTCAAAAACGATTGATTTAGATTATTTTGAAATGAAGTATACTGGAATAACGAGGTAAGTATGAAACAGTGGATGTTAGGAATTTTACTCGTACTTTTCTCGCAGTCAATAGCATTTAGCTCAGAAGTCGAAACTCAACGTAGTACACTGTACGCATACAAATCACAAATCATTTTTCAAGACGAATTTATATCTGGTACCACAACAAGTGGGGTTATAGGCTCATTAGGATGGGGATTTAGTAATGGGACGGTCACACAACTTGTTTCAGAAACAAATCGTCCAGGAATATTGAGACGTGATACTGGTGCTGGAGCAGGCACAGTCACGTCATTACGATTAAATATCAACGCGTCGGCGACATTTGCAGCCAATCTAGCACATGATTTGCTGTGGATGGTGCGAGTAAATAATAACGACGCTGATACGGCTGTTCGTGTTGGTCTTGCAACGCCGGCATTTACAACAGATCCTCCAACAGACGGAATTTATTTTGAAAAGTTGTATGCAGATACCAATTGGTTTTGTATTACAAGAGCGTCATCAACTGAGACACGAACAGACAGTGGCATTGCAGTGGATACAAGTTTTAATACATTTGCATATGAAAAAATATCGAGTCCAACAAGTTCGGTGATCTTTCAAATTAATAACACGGTAGTGTGTACACATACAACAAATTTACCAACAGGCCTTTCATCACCATGGACACATATCGTGAATCAAGTCGGTGCAGCAAAAACATTAGATCATGATTATGTGCAATTTCATGTATATGGATTAGCGAGGTAGCGTATGATGAAGTATGTGCGTGCAATTATCTTTTGTATTGTAAGCAGTTTGCCAATCAGTGGATTTTGTGGTGATGTTCAAATACAACGTACGCCACTGTATCCGTATCAAACATCAGTCGAACTGCAGGATGAATTTACCAGTGGGACTGGTGTAACAACGTTTATTGGAAATCTTGGTTGGGGCGCAGGAAACGGGACGGTATCGATTATTACATCTGAAGCAAATCGACCAGGTATTTATCGCCGTGATACATCAGCGGTGTCTGGAACAATAGCAACGTTACAGCTTTTTCCACATTCATCGGCAGTCTTTGCAGCCAATTTACCTCATAGAATTGTATTTGCAGTTCGATTGAATACAAATGATGCGAATACGACAGTACGAATTGGTATTGCAAATTCAGTTATTGGAAATCCACCAGGCACTGGTATTTATTTTGAAAAAGCAGATGTAGATACAAATTGGTTTTGTGTAACAGAATCAGGTGCAATAACAAGGACAGATAGTGGTGTAGCGGTCGATACAAATTTTAATACATTTGAATACCGTCGATTATCAGCGTCAGTAGAGTTTTATTTGAATGGCACACTCGTATGTACGAATACGACAAATTTATCAGCATCATTTAGTAATCCATTTACGCAAATTATTAATAGTGCGGCAGCTTCAAAAACAATGGATGTTGATTATTTTCAATTGCAGTTAACGGGATTAACCCGGTAAGGAGACGACATGGCAAAAGCAATTGTGTGCATTGGTGGAACGCAGATGGATGGAGCAATCGCAACAATCTCCTATACCGTGACAGTGCTCGGTCCACCAAATTACAGTTATGGTTCTGACTATGCCGTGAACACAACAATTTCATTGGCCAATAATTTGTTGGCATGGCGGAACAAGGTCATTGCACAAGCTGCAGAACAAGGCATCACATTGGCAGCGGGTGATGTGATCGTCTTTGGCGCACCAGCATAAACGTACGAGGATGGCATGTTGAAACGATTACTCTTAACAACGGCGTTAGTTTTAGCAGTTGGTGGCATTGGGTTGGCAGCGATCAATAACATTGTTGGTGCTAATGTTAGTGGCCCAAAACCAACATTGCCATTGTCAGCGGTCGTGTTATGCCAAGCACCAGATTTTTGTACGCGTGTCATGGCACCGGATTGGTCGAATACAGACATTTGGTATGGCAGTGATGGTTCCGTCTGTAGAAAGAGTATTGATGGTGCTGATACATGGGCAGACTGTGACGCACAACCATCAGCGACGGCTGTGTACAATCAGTATGCGGTGACACGAAATGGTACAGTCTTAGCTGGTGCAAACGATGGTGGTGGTGCTGTCTTCCGAATTAGCCGAAGTACGGATGGTGCAGCATCATGGACAAACGTCTATAGTTCAGCGCCAGTTGATTTGTTAAATTCGACAATTACAAATGGGCGATTTCGTTGCGCTGAATCACAGGATCTCTGTACATTCTTTGGACGTGATGGTGCCAATAACATTTGGAGTCTCACATCAGTCGATGATGGCGTGACATGGGCATTGGATACGACCATCGCAAGCCCAAATATCACGCAGTATTTCATGACAGCATTTGCAAATGATGGATTACTTGGCTATGCGTTTGGTGGTATTGGTGATGGTTTTAGTCAGTATCGATCAATCAATTGGAATGGGACGGAATGGACACAAGCATCAACGATCTTCACACCATCAACAGCTGGTGGTATCTGTAACTTTGCCTTTATTCTCAATGGTGATTTGCGATCCATTTGCCATGTGACGACACTTGGTACATCATGGACAATGCAAGATCCAAATGGAACCGTGTTATCGACATTTACCATTCCAGACGTATTGACTGGGCAATCAGCGCAAATTGGGCTTGGCATTAGCATGTCAGCCACATCGATTTACTTGTTTTATCTTGACTCAACATCTCGTACGGGTATTTGGGTCAGTAATGATTCTGGGACATCGTTTACAAAAATCTTTGCAACAGATGGTGGTGGCTCTGCAATTAGCACGCAAGGCAGTATCTATTCTGTGAATGGATGTGTATATGCATCATACCTTGTCTCCGCATTTACGAGTACAGTCGTTCGCATCTGTTAAGAGGTTTGCAATGATGAGACGTTGGCTATTTAGTTTCATGTTTGTTGCTGCGTTTACGAGTGTCAGTTCAGCAGCCATACAGAGTATTCTTGGTGCGAATGTTAGTGGACCGAAACCAGATCTACCGTTATCAGCTGTTGTGCTCTGTCAAGCACCGGAATTTTGTACTCGAACCGCGGTACCTGATTGGTCGAATGAAGACGTGTTTTACGGGACAAATGGCAATGTGTGTCGAAAGAGTATTGATGGTGGCGACACATGGGCAGATTGTGGCGCAAATCCTTCTGCAACAGTTGTCATGAATGATTATGCCGTGACAATGAACGGCACAGTCTTGGCAGCAGGTAATGATGGCGGCGGTACAGTCTTTCGAATAAGCAGAAGCACTGATGGCGCTGCATCATGGTCGTTCGTCTACAATAGTACACCAGTTAATGGCATTGTAACGTTTCCAACAAATGGACAATTACGTTGTGCGCGAACGACCAATCTGTGCACATTTTATGGTCGTGCGCCTGCAGCTGGCAACGACGTCTTTAGTTTGACATCAACTGACGATGGGTTGACATGGACATTGGCCACTGGTATTGGTGCCAATACTGTTGGATGGCAAGCAGTGATCATGAATCAGGATGGTTCATTAGCTTTTGCTAATGTGAATGCCGGTGATGGGTTTACCGCATCAAATCGAACCATGCTCTTTGATGGTGCGAATTGGACGAGAGCGCCGTTGACATTTGCCACAACTGCGGGCGGTCTCTGTAATTGGGCGTTCATTCTCAATGGTGTGCCACGCACAATCTGTCACAGTACTAGTTCTGGTACTACATTTAATATGATGGATGAGGTTGGGAATATTCAAACCACATTCACAATTCCAGATTTTCCGTCTGGAAATGGTGGTGCAGGTGTTGGACAAGCCATTAGCGTGCGAACAAATGCCATTCATTTTGTTGGACCAACAACAATTGGACAAACGGGATTTTGGGTCAGCGCAGATGCAGGTGTTTCGTTTACAAAGATTTTTGAAACAGATACAGCAGGCGCTGGCATTAGTACACAAGGTAGTATTTATGAAGGTGTGAATGGCTGTATTTATACCGCGTATCTAGCTGGTGCTGGTGTAGCGAGTACAGTTGTTCGAATTTGTTAAGGAGTTACTATGCTCATTCCATTACGGCGAGCAGTCGGTGAAGCTGTCAATAGCAAGCAAGAGCAAGAGATTGGGCAAGGTGATTATGCCATTGAGAATACAGTGCAGCATATGGCACAGGTCATTGATCTCTCATCAAAGAATCCTCTTGTTCGTGAATGGGCACGCACCATCTTAAGTGGTGTCATGGTGAATCAGAAGTACGATGAGATACAGGCCATTCATAATTTTGTGCGTGATCATGTCAGATACACGAGAGACCCATATGGATGGGAGTACATTCAAACGCCACCAGTCTTGCTTGGCGGTATTGAGGATTATTTGAAAAAGAGAGCTGCACGACCAATTGGTGATTGTGATGACATGACAGTGCTGTCACTCTCACTGATGAAATCAGTTGGCTTTCCAGTGGTCATTAAAACGGTCGCGTATCGTGGCAATAAGTTTTCACATGTCTATGGCATGGTGCATGTCAATGGCAAATGGATTGTCACTGATACCGTGCGACCAGATAAATGGCTCGGTTGGGAAGCGCCATATGCAACACGTGTCATGGAAGTTCCAGCGTAAGGAGAAATAGTTATGGCCCATCTTGGTGATACACCAATGTTGGAGACGGCATCGCCATTTGCAACGCCACCAACAGTGATTCAGACCAGTATCACAGATATTCAACGAGCAATGTTGAACGGTATTGGCACAGCGATTGGCATTACGATTGGCAGTTTCATTCTCTATAAATTGGTTGGTGTACGGTTACGATAGGAGCATTGATCATGGCATTTGCCGATTATGATGAGCAGCCAGTGGATCTACTCGATCAGATGCAAGAGAAAGCCGCAAAGGTGGCAGAAATCGCAAAGACACGTGATGCAATCTTTGCTGACAACGAAGATAAGCCAATAAAGTTGATTTTCATGGCGGCAGGCATTGGATGGGCAATATATCATTTTCTCATTAAACGGTGATCGCATGTGAAAGCCTATCACGTTGATGCGCTGATTCTGTATCTCCGTCAGCATATCCGTACATTGGCACAACATTGTCACGCGACGCAGCGGAATACCCGCATGCAACGTGAGCTCCGGTTATGGAAGAAGGTGCAGCGGTTGGCAAAGCAAATTTATCGTCTTTATGAACTAGACAAGAGGAGGAATTGATCATGGCATTTGCAGCATTCTTGGGAGCAACAGAATTTGGTGTTAACGTGACAGAACTTGAGGCGCGTGAACGCGCGTCACAGCAACCACCAGCTGGTGGAGCGAATACATTGCCAGTTGAGCCAGCAGGACAAACGTCAGTGGCCACAGATTTTAAACCACCTTCAGGAGGTCTGTCGACAATGACAGTGGTCGGGCTTGGTGGATTGCTGTTGGTTGGGCTGATGTGGTTTGGTCGTAAATAGGAGGCAGCATGTATACGTATCGCCAATTACCAGCGACAATCGATGGCATCGAGTCATTGAATTTTTCTGCATATTGGAAATCGATTAAAGATAAGATTGAAGATTTGCGGAATTTGCCGACATGGGCAACGAACCATGCCATGAAATTGGGTGTGACGTATTCGAATCTCAAGAAAGAAGGCCGATACGCAGAAGCCAATGCCATGGATCTTGAGATTAAGAAGGTCAATGACGACATTGCCAAAGCATGGAAGGTGAAGCAATACATCGATCGATATTTGCCAGAGTGGATGTCGGTTGCAAGTGGTGCAGCCAATAATGGCGCACCGATTGTGCCAACGCAGAATCCAGCAACGACGACAGTGCCATTGGTCACGACATCAAAACCAACTGTCTATGTTGAACCAACATTGACTGAAGATGTCACTGGATGGGTGAAGAGTTGGTTTGGAGGTGGCAGTGGCGTGAACGGTCTTGGCATTGCACCACTCATTCCATTGAGCATTGCAGCCATTGGTGGGTTGACGTATACAGTGACAGTGGGCATGTCATTGTGGCAGGATTATAAGTTCAAGAAAGACCTGACACAGCAAATGATCGAAGGTAAAGTGACGTCAGGTCAAATTGCCCAAGTGTTGACAGCAGCACGGCCACCTGAATCATTGTTGGAAAAGGTTGCATCACAAGCTGGTGGAAATCTCGCAACAATCGCGGTATTGGGAGCATTGGGATACGCAGCATTTTGGTATCTGACATCGAAGAAAGCATTGTCGTAGGAGGTCGTATGATCGCATTAGGCTCACTCTCGGCGTTTGAAGATATTCAATCGCTTATCAAAAGCAAGCTTGGAGAATTCTTGGCAGCGGAACAGAAGTTACGGACATTGGCATTGAATCCGTCCATTACGATTCGATCTGAAGCCAATGGGCTATTGGCAGTGCAAAAGATGTTGGAGAAAGAGTTGGGCACTGCACAGACCAAGATCGAGAATTTCCAGACAGGAGCGTGGTCAATTTCTGATGCGATCGCACTTGGGGACGTTGGGACTCGGTTGCTGTCGCATTTAAAGGAAGTGGCCAGTTTGGAAGCTCGAGCAGGAGGAGTTGTGGCGCCTGGATTGTTGACGTCACCAACAATTCCCATTCTTGGTATTGCCGCAGCCGCAGCTGTGCTATTTATATTTCTGCGGAAGTAAACAATCTATTCCTCTGGCAGTGAGGAATACAGCATTCACGTGATCGTCACTGTGGTGCATGGGAGTGCACAGGTCAGAGGACCCAGTGGGAACGATCCAGAGTGAGCGTTCTGTAACTATTATAACTCACTCTTACATTTTCAACAGGAGGTTCTCATGGCTTTGTTAGGTTCGTTTATTGACGTTCGTACAATCGCATCCTTTGCATCCAACGCTTCTGCGTCGTTTGCACATGGATTGCCTGCAGCGCCAGATTTCATCATCCTTGCAGGTGATGGAGCTGCGACGACTGCATCTGGAGTTCTTCCGTTGGCGACGGCGAATGCAACTAACGTCTCGCTCTTTGGTGCTGGTGGACAATCGGCCCCTCAGTTGAAGGTGACGTCAGTTGTTGCGCATAGCATTATCCGTTAAGCGGTAATGCTGAGTAAGATTGGTCGGCGCGGATATTGAGTAGCTATGTGGTGGAACATAGCAAATTGATTGAAGCGCCGACCATCTTGTAAGGAGTCTTATGGGCATGGCAATGTTTTGTCAGTTGTGTCGAGGATTGATGGTCCATACGACACAAGGTTTTCGATGTATCAAGTGTGATAGTGCAAAAACTGAGGGAAAGGATGAGGGAGATGAATCAACAAGAGGGAATCGAGATGATCGTTGACGCAGATGAGGTGATTCAACAAGAACTGGATCGATGCAATATTCAAGCTGAGTACATTTCACAACAACGGTATTCAGACGCAGAGAAGATAAAGTTTGCGAAGATTATTCGCGAATTCAATACGTTGTATTGGGATATGAGAGTGCAGACGTGGTGCAATACAAAATGGAGAGGCGTGCCAGTCTGTAAAGCGCCAACAGATTTATGGATCTATCAAGAGTTAATTGAGGCAACGAAACCAGATTTGATCATTGAGACTGGCACATTGGCTGGTGGTAGTGCATTGTTCATGGCTGATATCCAGAAGTTACAAGGTGATGGTGGCAAGATCATTAGCATTGATATTAAGCATGATGATTTGCATGAGGCTGCCAAAAGAAGCCACGCACATTTTTGGTTAGGTTCATCGGTCAGTGATGAGACCATGACATTCGTGAAGGCGTTCATTACGGCCAATAATTGTCAGCGTATCATGGTCATTCTTGATAGTAGTCATGAACGTGAGCATGTGATGAAAGAGTTGGAGTTGTATGCGCCATTGGTGACGGTTGGTTGTGCATTGATTGTGGAAGATACCAATAATCATCCAGGTGCAAAGTCAGCAGCGGAAGATTGGTTTGTTAGTCACGAGCAATATGGGTATCGGTTTCGACCGGATCATATGTGTGAGAAATTCATGCTCACATTTAATCGTGATGGTTTCTTTGAGAGGGTGCAGTGAATGCCAAATACGAAGGAATGTCAGTACCAGACAGTTTAAAAGATATTTGCAAAGTTGGAAAACATAGTTACTCCGATGTAGGAAGCCCAAATATTATTTTGCATAAGGACGGTATTGGCAAATTAATCATTGGGAGTTTTGTTTCGATTGGGCCATTTTGCAATATCTTATTGGGTAGCGAGCATCGTACGGATTTTGTCAGTACGTTTCATTTTTCTAAACGGTTTGATAATGTTGCGCACATTAATGGTGTAGCAACAAAAGGTGATATTGTTATTGGTTCTGACGTATGGATTGGTGCGTATACAACCATATTATCAGGTGTCACAATTGGTCATGGTGCAGTGATTGGTGCATGTTCAGTCGTTTCAAAAAACGTTGAACCATATACCATTGTTGCAGGAAATCCAATTCGCGAGATACGGAGAAGGTTTTTTGATTTTCAGATAGACGAATTGTTAAAGATTAAATGGTGGGATTTATCTGATGATCAGATACAGGAGATTGTGCCATTGTTAATGGATACAGACATTGATGCATTCATTACGCGTATGAAGCAGATTTAAGGAGCTATCATGCCAAGATTACCAGCGGATATGATGTCGGCACGTATAACTGGCACAAATCCGCTTGATCCGCATTCGACAACACCGTTTGATCGGATGTATACGAAGTATCGGTTGACGCCAGCAGTAGTGTTAGGGACGTCGTTATTTACACAACAAATTACGCTAACAGCGAACGTACCAACACTCATCATTACAGCGACAGTGGCTAAGTTTTATATGGTCATTCCTGATAATGTTGACGTTAAGATTTATATTGGCAATGCTGGTGTCACAGTATCATCTGGATTTGGATTACCAACAGGTGTGCCGTTGACATTTGCAATGACAGAAAATTCAGTGTTATGGGCAGTGGCAGGGTCGAATACGTTGATTCATGTGATGGATATGGGAATTTAATGAGGGAGATGAGGGAGAATGAGGATGCCGGCAGAGACAAAAATTGAATCGATCGAATTGGGTTCACATCAACGCTGTCATATCATGTGCACGATTCTTACATTGGGATCTGTGCCAATTGAGTTTTTGGTTGGATTTGGTCGTATGCAAATGCCAATCAATGGGCAAGTCTTTCAGCATATCATTAAAGGTTTTGAAGTTGGTAAAGGCAGGAACATGGCAGCGGAACATATCATGTCGATGCCAAAAGCAGAACGTCCACGGTATTTGTTCTTTCTTGGCGATGACATGTTACCGCCATGGGATGGATTCGTCAAGCTCTATGAAGAGGCAGAAGCAGGTGGATGGGATTGTTTGACTGGGCTCTACTTTTGGAAAGGAGAACCGCCAACGCCATTAACATGGCGCAATGACACGGTCGGACGGCTACTTCCTGGTCGTGATTTTAAAGTTGGTGAGGTCATATGGGTTGATCTCACAGGTGTTGACTTTACATTGATCAAGGTCAGTATCCTTGAAAAGTTTGCAGAGAAATTTCCTGGTCAGCCGTTCTTTAAGACGGGACCGTCATTGAGGAAAGGTTTACCAGATCACATTAAGCAGTATGCGAATCCAGAAAGTGTGGTGACACATACTGAGGATGTGTGGTTCTATGGCAAAGTGAGGGAAATGGGAGGCAAAATAGGGGTCCATACAGGTGTTCGTGTTGCACATTTGGACGTGAAGACAGGCATGATATATTAATTGGAGGATCCATGGCAAAGAGGAGGCGGAAAAAATCTCGGAGATCAAATCCAGCATACAGTGATGGCGTATACGCGTTAGCAGGAAGATTTATTGACGCAGTAGATAAGGCGTCAAATGAAGGATACAGTATTGCAAAGAAAATTGACATAAAAGCTGGAAGTACAAAAATCGGTGGAATGATTGAGAAGGCAGCTGAAAGATTACGTGATATTTCTGAATCATTGGAAGATGAACTTGGTGATTGAGCATTAGTAATAAGTTGTTATTCATTCATTCAATTTGAGGGAGAAAAAACGATCATGGCATTAGAGCATCAGACAGAGTGGGGAACGGCATCACAAGATATTACAAAGGATTTGGACTTTACAAAACCAGAAGGCAAAGATCTTAAGCGAGTTGATCTTGCATGTGGGCAACGGAAGAAAGAGGGTTATATTGGTGTTGATCTCGTTGCCACTGAGAAAACAGATATTGTCCACAATTTACTGTCGTTTCCATGGCCGTTTGAAGATGGCAGTATCTATGAGTTTAATTGTAGCCATTTTGTCGAGCACATTCCAATTGTATTGAAAGACGATACGTATGGAATGAATCGGTTCATGGAAGAAGTCTACCGATGTTTGATGCAAGGTGGTACAATTACCATTCACGCACCGTACTATTCATCGATGAGAGCATGGCAAGATCCAACACATACTCGTGCCATTTGTGATCGGACGTTCGATTATTACAACAAAAAGCAAGTGGAGTCGATGGGTGTTGATCATTACACATCCAAATGCAATTTCGAAATCGTGACCATGCGATATCTTGCGCTTCCAGAGAACGAAGCATTGGCAGAAGAAGCAAAACGATGGAGAGCGCAGCATTATTGGAATACGATTGCAGACATTGAGTTCGTGTTACGGAAGATAGAGATGTAAGTTCGTCATTCGAATGAGGGAGGAAAAGAGTTATGAGGGTTCTTTTAACTGGGGGCGCTGGGTTTGTTGGGCATCATATCGTTGAGCATTTGCTGAAAACGACAGATTGGGAAATTGTGTTATTGGATCGATTGGACTTGAGTGGGAATTTGAATCGGATTGGCGAAATCGCACAATCACCTGAATTGAAGAGTCGATTGAAATGGGTGTATCACGATTTTAAAGCACCATTGTCAGCGTCGGTGAATCAGCACATTGGGCGCATCGATTATATTTTGCATGTCGGTGCGTCGACGCATGTTGAACGATCCATCGTGAATCCACTTGAATTTGTTTATGACAATGTTGTTGGTACGGCCAATATTCTTGAGTGGATGCGAATCTATCAGAAGTTTGCAAGAATGGTTTACTTCTCGACTGACGAAGTTTTTGGACCAGCACCAGTCGGTACACGATACGTTGAATGGGCACGATATGACAGTCGCAATCCATATGCAGCGACAAAAGCTGGTGGAGAGGAATTGTGTTTGGCCTATGGCAATACGTATCAGTTGGACATTCGCATTAGTCATTGCATGAATATTTTTGGTGAACGACAGCATCCAGAAAAGTTCATTCCATTGGTCATGAAGAAGGTGCTTGAAGGCAAGACTGTCTTTATTCATGCCAATTCCGAGAAGACAAAAGCTGGGAGTCGGTTCTATATTCATGCACGTAACGTCGCAGATGCCGTCACGTTTATTTTGAAACATGGTCATGGACGTGGCAAATACAATATCGTTGGTGCAGAAGAAGTCGATAATTTGACATTGGCAAAGATGATTGCAGAAAACGTTGGGAAGCCATTGAAATATGAGTTGGTCGATTTTCATTCATCTCGACCTGGACATGATTTACGGTATGCACTTGATGGTTCAAAGATGGAAGCATTTGGATGGAAGCCACCAGTGGATTTCGCACCATCATTGCAACGAACAGTAGCATGGACGTTGAAAAACAAACATTGGCTGTAGGTGATGTATGTTGACGTTGTGCGCATGGTGCGAGAAGGAAGGTCGACGAACGGTGTTACATGAAGGCGATGAGCATGGGCCAATCTCACATGGGATTTGTCCAGAGCACGAGCAGAAGATGCTTGAACTCGCAATGAAATTGCCTCAACTCAAACGAGGCAAGAATCCTCGTCGACGAAAAAGAAAATAGGATGTTCCCACCCAGACCATGGACTGGGTCTGCTCCTTAAAACGGAGTGGAATATTTCCATGGCCCTCACCCGGCTTCGCCACGTTACCGGGGAAATAAGAACGTGGCACTAATCTTTAAAGGAGGGAATATGAGAATAGTATCAGCCGCAGTATTAGCAGCCATCGTATTAAGTGGAACGGCAATGGCAGCAACGACAGTGACAGTGACATATACCGAACCATCACAGACAGTTGGTGGCAGCCCAATTACAAATCTAAAAGAGACGGCAATCTTTTGGAAGCAGGATGCCAAAGCTGAAGTCAAGCTGGTAATACCTGCGTCAAAGCCAGCAGGTGGTGGCGCTGTTTCTCGTGTCATTACAGTGGCAGATCCGCCAGTCTGTGGACTCACGACAATTACAGTGAGTGCAACAGCCACAGCAACGACTGGAGATGAAAGTGCGCGTGCCACACCAGTATCAACGACACGCGATAATTCAAAGTCGGCCGAATGTGTGAAATTGAAGTCGCCATCAAACTTGACCATTACAATTCAGTAAATTGTTGAGGTGATCGTGGCACGCAAACGTAAACAACGAAAAGCAAAACGAAGTGAAGTTGATAGGAAGGTGGCTGAACTTGCGAGGACCGCATCACCTCATACAATTTTACGTGCACTCAATAAGGAATATAAGAAATATCCAAAATTGAGTAAGTCAGAAGCTGAATACGAATTTTGGATCAAGTGTGAACGATCAACTGGGAATTTGTCGAGTGGCATGGAAAAGTGGTTGGAAGAGATGATTGATGAAGAGGGTGATGATGAGTAAAAAGGCCGCGTCACAGAGCGAGATAGTTGTCCGTTTGCATAAGGCATTGGAAGGTAGTGCACTATGTCTTGGGAATTTGGCGGTTGTGAAGAACGCCGTTCCAGGATATGGGATTTCGACGAAGAATCATAAGAAGATTGAACGCGTGTTTAAAGCACTTACACGACAAAACAAAGTGCTGACGAATGTTGCAAGGAATTGGATGAGGTAATGATGGCTAAAAAACGAAAATCTCGACGAGATCCTCGGCTTGTCGAAATTTATGAAAACCTCGAGGAGGTCTATGCGAAGAAAGGTCGTCGGTCGTTGTGGCCGAAGAAACCTTTCAAGCATACGTTTAAGAAAGGTGCTGCTGTGTTTGGTGTAAGTAAAGGTGGAAGTGTGAAACTGAAAAAGGGAGATCTTGTCGTTCGCTCACGACGTGGAAATCCCTTATGGCGGTTTTTTGATTACAAATAGGAGGTAGCATGAGAGAGCCTTTTTTAATCAATCCACCTAAGTTCTACGCAGGAAAGCGTAGTCACGGAAAGAAGGTCCATAGGAGAAGGACGAAGAGGAAATCAAATCCAGTCGGTGAAACATTAATCACAGTTGGAGGTAATCCTATGCGGTATTTTCATCGTGCCCGTAACCCCGTCGCCACTTCGTTGAAAGGTGCGATGGATGTGCGTGGTTGGGGTCCGTTGGCGGTGACTGGCGGACTTTCTGCCGTCGCTGCTGGGATCGTGCCTACGTCCATCGCGAAGATGGCTGGGTTGAGCAACCCATGGTTGCTGCTCGGTCTTCGTGTTGGCGTTGCGTTCGGTGGTGGAATCCTCGTTAGCAAGTACGTCAATGCAGAGCATGGGAAAGTCTGGACCATCGTTGGTACCAGCCTTGTAGCCTATGACTTGCTGCAGCAATACGTGATGCCAATGATTCTTCCTGCCATCGGGCTTTCCGGTGTTGGGTTTGAATACGATGGCTACACGGAAGCGTCGGATTCACAGGTGAACGCGTTCCCAAATCAGATGAGTGCCTATCCTGATGAAGGTGGCATTCAGGCGTTCCCGTTAGGTTCCTATCCGTATGACGGTTCATACGGAGGTTACTCGACCGCGACCTAATTTTATTAGCGCGCGTCGATATCCTGTGCCCATGCGCTTCGGCGTTGTGGCCTAATTCTTCATTGTAAGGAGTTTCCATTATGGCTAATCAGCCTGGCCAAGTGCAAGATCCGATGAGAGCACAGCAATATCGTACGCAGCGCGCCGAGATGCCAGAAGATCTTTGGCAGCCGCTGTACGATCGAGTGAATTATCCGGCCGCTGGAACCAGCGCGCTTGGATTCTTCTCTTCGTCACGTGGACAATCCGTGACCTTGCTGTCGACCGTGACAGCTGGCGTCTGGACTGCCGCTGCGAAGGTCAAGTCATTCCGGGATACCAACATCGAGAACTCGAACGTCGTTCCGACCAAGATGTTCAAGATCGTTGGTTGTTCCATCGGTTTCCTTTCCGCGAACCAGAATTCAACGAACGTTACCCGCGATCGAGAAATCATTCGCGGTGGTTCGTATCTGCAGTTCCGTATCGTTGACAAGGATATCATCTTCTTGCCAACGGTTACGATTCCGGAAATGAACCCGGTCGTGTCGACCACTGCAAACAGCGTGAACGGTACCGCTGGCGGTGGTGGACAGAATGTGCCGATGTACAAGTTCCCAATTCCGATCACGATCAATCCGTATGAGAATTTCACGGTTCAATTGAACCTGGACAATTCTCCTCCGATCGATCAGACCATGGACATCTATTTGATGCTTCATGCGTACATGCGGCGCCCGACCTAAACTTAGGCGTTTGCGTGTTGGTCGGTTGTATTGTGGTCAAGCTCGGTGTCGGCCGAAAGGCCGGCATCGGGCCCATAATAAAGGTCAATCATCATGTTGCCATTGCCATCGGCTGCACAACTAAAAGAAGTATATGACGCAATCATGAAAGTGATTGGGTTCATTAAAGAGAAGTCAAAAGAATTTGAACCAAAACAATGGGGTTCAAGTGAATTGACATTGCATCGACCAGGCAAAGATGAAGTCGTTGAGAAGTTTTTGTATGGGAAATTTCCTCGTATTCCTGGAATGTATGATGCCGAGATTAATGGTGAGCGACGCATCATACAAGTTGAAGCTATTGTAATTGACATGGAAGTGTCATGGGAGTTTCGGTATCGTGGTGAGTTTAAGTGGTGGACATTTTCAGAGAAAGATATTCAAGCAACAAAATGGCATGAATTGATCGAAGTCAAATACGATTAACAAATAACCCTGTCAGTGGGTTGACTCCTACTTGGCAGTAGTACGGAGGATGATCATGGCGTGGAAAGAGTATTTCATTTACGATTTTACCAATACCGCATTAACAGCCGGAACAGCTGATGGATTGCCGAACGTGCAAGCGTTTACTGATACAACAACTCGGTTAGACAGTGACGCAGATTTCGAGTTAATGAAACGATCGCACATTGCGACAGATAGTAAGATCTACGTTTCATACAGAGACGATGCATTTGGTCGGTTCGTAAATAATTCTCCACTCGATCTCCGTTGCGTGAGCGGAACAATTTTATTTACAACCGGTGTTGTTGATGTCGGTATTCATCCAAACAATTTTTTACCGTTCATCTTGACCAATCCAATGGTCATACGTGCGGCGACGACGTTTACGGCATCATTCGCTGATTTTTCTGGTTCGACGAATTCTATTCGTCATGCGTTTCACGGTGCAAAGCTTCGGAAAGGTCAAGCACCATGGGCTGAGCAATGGAAGGCGACGCCAAATTTCGATTATACGACAACGTTGGTGTTGGCTGCGAATTCGACAGGATCTGCCAACCTGTCCATCAATATCGATTCACACTTCTTGGTTAAGAAGCTGACAGCGACTCGGACTGGTCCAGCATTGTTGACAATTAAAGACAATGCGACTGAACGGCAATGGATGAACACAAGCATCCACATCGATAATTTGTTTGGGAATTCACAATTTCCAAATGCGATGCCGGCACCGCGGTTTATCTATCGTGGATCAGTGATCAACATCACAGCGCAAGATTTATCAGGAGAAGAGAATACCTTGTTCTTGACGTTCTCTGGTGAGAAGTTATACTAAGCAATTGGATGAAGGAGTAGATCATGCCAAAAACAGTATGGGATAGATTTGCAAAACGTCCAATTGTCTTGCCAGAAAGATCGTCACAAGCATTGATGCGGCCACGGCTTAACCGTGGTCGTCGTCAGCTTGGTGATCCATATGCAGACTTTGGACAACATGAACTCATCAATGGGCCAACGTCATTGGAGTATCCAGATATTCCAGTGGATATGTATCCACGCGTTGTTGACAACTATCAACGAAATGCTGATGGATCATTAGTGCCTGTCGGTGAAGGAACGATGGATCCGTTGAGCCTTTTGCTTCAACGGATTGCCAATGATACTGGTGTCATTGCATCAACATCATTGCTTCGTCGTGGGTTGCTTGGCCGAACAGTGACAGTGACAACGACACCTCAGCTCATTATCAATGCTGAGTATCTTCGTGGTTATATTCTGTTGAATCCAAATGAATTGGTTGGTGCCACATCAGCAGGAACCATTCTTGCATCTGCTGTACGATCAGGCACCGGTAATTCATCGTCATTAGGTGTTGCCAATTTTCTTTCAGGACATTTCTTCATTGACATTACGGCAGCATCAGGTGGTGGAACAGTTGCATTAGATTTGGAAGTACTCGATCCAGCGTCTGGTAATTGGGCAGTTGCACAAACTATCTTTGCGGCGTCAGGTGCAACTGGCACAACGTATGCCTTTGTTGGTGAACTTGGTATCCCAACAGACGTACGCATTGCATGGACCATTGCTGCAGGTACCGTAACATTTTCAGTTGGGTTCGTATTGAAGAACGGGTTGATTGGGACAAGTGCTGGAATCTCGCAGACAATTTATCTTGGTGGTCCAGGTGTCACAACAACATCGGGGTTCCCGTTGTTGAATGGTCAAAGCCAGAAGTTCTTCTTACAAGAAAACCTGCAATTGTTTGCTGTCGCAGATGCAACTCTGCCGTTAAAGATCTTTGAGTTGTAAGAGAGGTTTTATGAGGTATGCATTGTACTCGTGCATCCTCGTATTTGGATTTTTCATACTCTATTGGGGTTCATTCATTATAAAAGTAATTGAAGGGATTCGTACATCTGTTTGTGAAATTCAAAATGATGTTGGTAATATTCAAAAGGATACGAAACATTATGGACGACAAGCAACGGATGAAGTTAACAATCCATGAGGTTATTGGGATTGGCACTGTTGTTGTGGCCATTACAACATCATTTTTGTTTTTACGAGCAGATGTGTTGGTATTGGCAAAGGACGTGTCAATATTGCAAGGAGCGGTATCTACGCTCACAATAGAACAAGCAAAAATGAAAACGATTGTTGATTTAGTGTATGAAGAAGGCGTAAGAAAACGCAATCGTGATGCACAATACGATAGAGATAATCCTATAAAAGAAAATTCAAATCGACCTACACATTAAGTGAGGTTTTATGTTTTCAATTGAAGAAAGAAATCGAGTGGTGATGAGGCATCGACCACCTGGTCGACTCATGCGACCATCTGATCATATGATCTATGGGCATGGACTCGGTGAGTTGGATGGTTTCTTAGATACATTGAAAAACTTTGGATCAGGTGTTGTCAAGTTTGCAACAGCTGGTATCTATGATCCATCGAAGAACAGGTTTTACGTACCATTTTCAAGTGGGATGATGCGGAACGCAGCGCAAGGTTTTGTGAACACGTCGACATTAGGATTGGTCAGAACTGATAAGTTCTTTAACTCACAGACAGCCAAAACGGTTGGAGCAGTTGCTGGTGGTGTTGCAGCTGCAGCAACAGCAGCGGTTGTTGGCCGAGCCTTGTACACGACATATGGTGGTGGAAGCGTCGCTCCAACACAAGGTCCATCAATGGCAGATGGTAAGTTTGTAAGTGGCGGTGTAACTGCTGCAAAGACAGCCGCTGAAACTGGAACCAAATCAACAGCATCATTGTTTACACTTGACAATGTGTCAAAGACCCTTGACATTGGAGCAAAAGTTTTAAGTGTTGGTGCTGGAGGTGCAGCGCCTCAACAGCAACCACAATATGCGCAAGGTGGAGGTGCACCTGTTGTAGTTGTTGCTGGTGGTGGCGGTGAAGTATATCCAGCTGCGTTACCTGGAAGTTTTCAAACTGATCCATATGCTGGATTATTTGCGCCGGCAATGTATAGTCCAAGTGGTGGTGGCGGTATGATGATGGTGCCAGGAGGAGGTGGAGGTGTTGGTCCTCCTGGTAGCGAGTATTATGTAGCAGAAGATGGCACAGTTGTACCAGTTGATAGTGCAACAAAGGACATTCCATTGTGGGTTATTATTGGCAGTGGCGTTGTTCTAACCTACGTACTCATGAGTGCAAAAAAGAGTCGTAAGAAATAATTGGAGGTGTTTATGGCTGAGGCTCAAGTTCCTGCATCTGCACAATCACAGGATGTGTTGTATCAACCCGGAATCAGTTTCCGGAATCCAAAGATCGTGCGACCTGTGGCGCATGTTCGTGGACAACCATGGTTTGAAGGACCGATGGCACCTGGTCCATTGTCAGCATCAAGCAAATTGAAACGATGGGATAAGGCGCCAAACCTTCGGCGATACAGTGCCATTTGGAATCGGTCAGCAAAGCAACGTAACGTTGAAAAGCTCGGTGCATATTTTCATGATGTGCCGACGATGAGTGAATTGGGAGCGGCACCAGGTGCGACGAGTGAAACGACATCAGTATCAAGAAGCCCACTTGGCTTTTTAGATAGCTTGATGAAGATCGGGACAAATGTTGCCACTGGTGTGACAGATGTTCTTCTGAATCAAGCAGAACAGAAACGGCAAATTGCAATTGCACAAACACAAACGTATACGCCAACATTCATGCCATCAGGTGATAATACATGGTTGTGGGTTGCTGGACTTGGTGTAGTTGGTCTTGGAGCCTTTCTATATTTAAGGAGGTAACATGGACTTAGCAGGTCTTCGGACATATCTCATGGGTGGTGCGGTTATCCTTCACCAAGTTCTAAAGTTTGCAGGATTCGATGTCAGCGATGAGATGATGTCAGAATCCATTGATGCAATCCTTGGACTTGGCGCTATCTTCTTTAGATGGAGAGCTGCAGTTGCAGAGAAAGTCAAAGTAAATCAAGCATTACATACGCCAGTGCCAAAGGGAGGAGGGACAAACTAATGTACGTTGTACATGACACATTGTTGGGCAATGCACCGACACAGGCTGAACCATCAATTTGGGATAGTTTCCTAAATTTGGCGCAGACTGGGGTACAAGCCGGTTTCAATATCTACAATAAGGTGCAGAACATCAAGCAGACGCAAAATCAAGCGTCACAAGCTCAATCATTAGTTGCTGCACAGCAACGAATGGCATTGACACAGCCAATGACTGGTGTTCAGCCGGGAATGATTTCGTTTATCACTGGAAGTTCATGGATGTGGCCAGTTGCAATTGGCGCTGGTGCATTGGTACTCATTGCGGTGTTACGTAAATAACTTAAATTGAGGGGGATCATGTCAAACAAATTGGTTCGAACAGGGAACAATGGTGGGGCGATCGTCAATCCATTTGCACAGACAGTACTGACATTAAAAGTCGATGATCAATTTAGTTCAGAATTAAAAGCACCGAACATGCATCCAGCGCAAGTCGTAAAGATTTTGATGAATGTAATGTTTGATGTTTTGTTCACATACGTCGATGCAGTATCAGCAAAAGAGAAGAAGGACGAGCCGTCTGAAAGCTCAATAATTAAATAGGTGAATCATGGATATTGTCAATATGAGAAAGGTTGGAAATAAATACGAGCCTGAATCGATTGACATGGATCCATTCAGTGACTACAAACATCCCGGAAATCCATCTGAACAATCGTTTCATCGAGTCGAGCAACCATTACCACAACCAACGATCATCAAAGAAGAGCGTGTTGAGTTAGAAGGTATTGAGCGAGTGAACAATAATATCGATCAATTCTTTGATGGTGTTGATATGTTTTTTAGCCTCACTGAAAGGGTAATGGGTAGGATTGGAGGACCAAATGCTAGGCGCCGTAAGAGTGTCAAGTGATACACTCACACCATTGATTGAGAGTATTGCCAACAAGTACGGTGTTGATCCAAACATTATCAAAGGGATCATTCAACAAGAAAGTGTATGGGACGTCAATGCAAGTCGATATGAAGCTCATTTGAACGATAGTTCTTGGGGCTTAATGCAAGTCTTGTTGAAGACAGCAAAATGGATTCTTGGCAATGATAAGCTCACGATCTATGATCTTGTCAATCCACAAATCAATGTTGAAGCTGGGACGAAGTATATCGCTTCGTTGTTGAAGCAATATAAAGGAAATATCCGTGACGCGCTTGCAGCCTATAATGCTGGATCGCCTCGTCGAAATAAGGATGGCACATACGTTAACCAATCCTATGTCGATAAGGTCTACAGAAATTATATGATGTACAGAACCATGGGTTTTGCTGTCACAGAACAAACAGCAGCAATTGGGATAGGATCATTGTTAGCATTGACTGCTGTTGGACTTGTCGTGATGAGGGCTAAATGAAAGAGAAGCAACGAAAGTTCTCATTACTGATCGCTCAATTCATTGTATGGCTGTATGGTCAAGGCTTTACAGTGAGAGGTGGTGATTGGTGGAGAAGCACCGACAAACTGTTCGTACCAACAGGTGATAAAGGTTTTGATGATGATGCAGCGTACTCGTATCAAGAGCTCCTGTTCTACAACAACAAAACCAAACTCACGTACGGTAAGCATAATGATCGGTTAGCTCTCGATATGGTGATTGAGAAAAACGATAAGCAAATCACAGATGAAGATTTGAAAGTCATTGGTAGTGAGTGGGAGAGGATGGGTGGAAGATGGGGAGGTCGATTCGGCCTAAAGCTTATCGATGGTAAGTGGGTTGATAAGCATGGACACGAATCAATTGGATGGGATGCCGGACATTTCGAATTAGCTTAATTCCTTGGGCTGCATGACCAATTGGCTGTGCAGCCCATTGAAGGGTGGGCCGACCAACTGCCAGTACAACCTGCCCGGCCACATGGCTGCCAATTGATGATTGATTGATGTTCTGGCTGTGTACAACTTCCCCTTCTTGTGGTATAATAAGTACCTAATT